TGGTGGCACTACCCCTCGGGCACCAACACCGAGAACGATTCGTACGTGGTTTACAACTGGCTGCTCAACTGCTGGCACGCCGGCTACTGGTCGGGCAACCTCGGCGGCGACACCAATCGCAGCGCCGGCCACGACTTCGGCGACATCTTCAAGGCGCCGTACATGATGTACTACAACACGGCGACGCAGACGAGCCAGCTGTTTCAGCACGAGACGGGCCTGCTCGCTAACGGTCAGGGCGTGTTCGGCGAGTTCATCGAGAGCTACGATACCGACATCATGGACTCGGGATCGCTCGTCCACATCAGCCACCTGCTGCCGTCGATGAAGGACTTCACAGGCCAGCTCACGATCACGCCGCCGCCGCTGCCGACGATCAACATCAAACGCACCAATCTCCTGCACTTCGACGACGGCGCCAATACCTTCGTAGACAGCGGCGAGGTGCCACTGACGTGGACGGCTACCACTGGCGGGGGCGACGCCGCATTCGTTGAGAGCGCGGCGCAGTTCAAATTTGGCACCGGCAGCCTGTTCTGCGGCGCCGCTGGCACGCATCAGGACACGCTCCTCACCACCGCCGCCAACACCGGCATGGACTTCAACAACGGCGACTGGACAATCGAGTGCTGGCTCTATGTAACGGCTATATTGTCTGGGCCCAATCACATCCAAGGCATTTTTGACTGCAGCGATAGCGCAACCGGCACCGGCTTTGCCATCGGCATCAATGCGGGCGCCCAGATTGGGTTCTATGGATATGGAAACGGCGCCAACAGCCCAGCAGGCGGTAGCGGATCATTCACCGGAGTTATCGTCGCCACTGGCGTGTGGAAACATTTCTTCTGCCAGAGCAAGGGCGACGTCATCACCATGGGCTACGACGGCGTAATCCAGCTCAAGATGCAGCGTCAGGTTGGCGGCGTTCTCTCGCCTACCCCGGGCCCGCTGCGCATTGGCGGCATCAGCACGGCCATGGGGCACAACAACCTACAGATGGTCGACCTCGGCGCGCCCCTGCGCGGGTACATGGACGAGTTCTCGCTCGTTTACGGCGAGGGCACCTACGGCGTCACTGGAATTGCCGGCACCACGTACACGGTGCCGACGCAGCCGCTTACGACGCCGCTTGGTGTGCCCCCGTACACCGTCGAGACTATCCTCCACTTCGAGGACGGAGCCGGCAGCACGGCGTTCACCGACAGCGCGTTCACGCCGCTGACGTGGACATCGGCTGGAGGCGCTATCGAAAGCTCGTCGCAGGCAAAATTCGGTGTGGGCTCGCTGTCCTCGACTGGCACTGGGTCCATGATCACTACGCCGAACAACGCCAGCGGGCCCTTCGATGAGACGCTGGCGACATCGGACTGGACGCTGGACTTCTGGCTGTATGTGCCTACGCTTCCCGGCGCGGGATCCACCACGGTCTTGGACATGACCGGCGGTACGTCCATGTTCACGATCACTCTCAGCAGTGCCGGAGTTCTTGGCATAGTGCCGGCTGGGTGGTCTTTCCCTCTCGGCAACCCGGTGTTCGGTACCATCACGGCCGGGGCGTGGCACCACGTCGCCCTCACCGTCAGCGCCAAAGAGGTAGTCTCAGGCGGATCTGGATTCTCTCTGTTCCGCCCATTCTTGGACGGCGTAGCCAACAACACCTCGTATCGCGTCGGCGCCATGCCATCGCTTCCGGGCACTGGCGGACTCGCCAAGGTAGGACAAAGCGCGGGCACAGCGCTGACGCAGTGCTTCTTCGACGAGTTCAGGTTCACCCACGGCATCAACATTTGGACGGCATCGTTCACGCCGCCCACTGGCCCCACTGGCAATACGACTTCTGCGTTCCTCTCGAACCTGCCGGTGACACTCAAGGTCCGCAAGTACGCAAGCGACGCCTACAAGATCAAGGGCCCGTACCAGCTGCTGTCGACGACGCAGAAGATCCCGGCGCGCGCCAAGGGCAGGCAGGCGGCTATTCGCGTGGGTCCGCTGGCGCCGGTGCCCGTGGCCGCGGGGGCGTCGTGGGCCATGGGGACGTGGCGACTGAAAATTGGGCAAGACGGTGACCGGTGACCACGACACCATTCGTCCCCGTCCCAATCATCTTCGGCGACAAGTACGAGGGCGACAAGCTCCGACGGCTCGCTGACAGCTTCAACACGCTCGCCACGCGCGTGGCCGCGCTGGGGAAGTCCTCGGGATCGAACTCGGTTCCCACCGGTGGCACCGTCGGGCAGGTGCTCACCCGCATCGGCACGGGCTATGGTTGGGCGAACCCGGCGCCTCCCACGGGCTCGATCCCGTACTCGAGTCTCACCGGCGTGCCCACGAGCTTCGCGCCGGCCCTGCACCTCATCGCCAGCCCCACGGGCTTGGGTAGCGCGCACGCCATTCAGGCCCCGGGCCCGGGCAGCGTCCTCGTAGCCACCGGCACCACCACGGCTGTCATGGCGCCCCTGCTATACAGCCAGCTCGGCGACGTCGACACGTCGGCGATATCCGCCGGCAGGATCCCGCAGTGGAACGGCTCGAAGTGGGCCATGGTAGACCCCGGTGGCAGCTACGTCGGCCTCACCATCGGCACCGTGCTCACGGCGACGTCACCGACATCGGCCGTGTTCCAGCCCATCACGCCGGCCTCGATCACGGGCGTGCTCGGCACGGCTCAGCTCGGCGTCGATCCCGCACAGTACGGCCTTGGCATGCCGCTGGCGCCCCTGTTGCCACAGCACGGCACCCAGTATGCCCAGCTCAACGAGCCCAGCGCTGACGACTCCGTATTGGCTGGAGACGGCAGGTGGAAGGCCATCCGCGACATCGGCATCAGCTGGAGCCAGCTCAGCGACGTCCCGGCGGTGGCGCTGTGCGGCTCGGCCATCAGCTGGACATCGAATCATGTGTTCAGGGCGCCAGCGTCTGGGCCGACGCTCACCCTTTTCGCCGGCCCCGGTGGCGGCACAGATGCTCTGAGAATCCGCGGCGCCGACAACCAGCGATTCGCAAATTTCAACAGCATCACAGCGACAGGCTCGGGCTACTACTTCGGCCTGAGCCAGCTCGGCGTGGACCGGGCGTGGATTGGCCTCGGCTCGATCATCGTATCCGGGGCAGCCTCCGGCGACCTTGGTATCGTCGCTGTCACCGGCACCATGCGTCTCGCTTGGGGCGGCGCCAGCACGACCGCGGTCAGTATCGCGCAGGGCGGCAACGTCACCGTGGCCGCACCAAGTAGTGGCACTGCATTCACAATCGCTGGCGGTGGTATCAGCGTCACCGGCAATGCGGGGTTTTTCGGCGCTGCCCCGGTAGCTCAGGTAACTGGATACGGCACTCCGACTGGCGGGTCGCATCAGGGCTCGTTCGCGGCCGGATCTATCACACTGCCAAATCTGGCGGCCGCCGTGGCCCAGCTCATCATCGACCTGAAGTCATACGGATGGGTTGGCGCGTAAGTGCTAGAGGGAACCAACATGATCAAGAACTTCATCGTCGTCTCGCGTCACTGGCACCGGCCCGGCATCAACGTCGACTTCCACGTCGCCGGCCCAGACTCCAAGATCGTTATCAGCCTCAACGTCGAGGACTTGGCCAAGGCCGTGGTAGCCGAACTCCACCCGCAGCCGCTGCCGCTGTGGCGCCGCGCCCTCGGCCAGAAGCAGGCGGTGGCGCCCGACGTCTACGCCGCGATACTCGCAGTCATCGAGAAGATGAAGATCGCAACCGCGCAGGTTCCGAGTCGTGCAATCGCTTAGCCAAAGCCAACTTCCGTCACAGCAGGCGCTGTACTACTACAACCCGACCTCGGGTGCGTTCGAGTTGCAGCTCGGCCACGGTGGCGCCGCCGCGTCCCTGCTATACGCATACCAGCCGTCGACGCTGAGCTACGTCGCGCTCACTGTTGACGCCAGCGGAAACCTCAACACCGTAGGTGGTGGCGGCAGCGGCGGCGGCAACGCAGCCGCGGGCCCCACAGGTTCACCGGTGCCGGCGTCAGCGGACTACACGGGGTGGAACAGCGGCGGCAACCTCGTCGGCGTCGCGCTGGCTAGCGCTCTCCCGGTGCAGCCGGGCACGGGCGCGACGTTCCCGGTCTCGGGCACGTTCTGGCAGGCGACCCAGCCCGTCAGCATCGCGGCCTCCGTGGCCGTCACGGGGACGTTCTGGCAGGCCACGCAGCCGGTCTCGCTCGCCGCCTCCGTCAGCGTCACCGGCATAGTAGCCGACGCCACGGCGTTCACGCGCGGCACTACTGTGGAGTTACCAGTAGGTGGTGTTGTCGAGGCCGTGCAGGCCGGGCTCACCGCGGGGCAGACGCGCGCGCTCTCGCTGACCACGGCCGCGCTCCTGCGCGTGGACGGCTCCAACGTCACTCAGCCCGTGAGCATATCCGCCACGGTCACCGTAGCCGGCACCGTCACCGCCAATCAGGGCACCGCCGCCGCGCTCGCGGGCGCATGGCCCACCGAGCTTACTGACGGCACCAACGGTCCCGCAGCCGTAAAGGCCGCGAGCACTGCCGCTGTCGCCGCCGACAAGGCGCTCGTCGTCGCCGTGAGCCCGAACAACTCGGTTGCCGTCACCGGCACGTTCTTTCAAGCCACGCAGCCCGTCAGCATCGCCGCCACCGTCAGCGAAAACCTGCTGCAGGTGGCCAGCACGACGCTGGGGACTCCGCAGACCTTCGGCACCGCACCCACTGGCGTAGTCATCGGCACCAGCTCGGACATGTACATCGCCGGCACCCGCGCGCGGTCAAACCAAGCGACCACCGCGGCCGGCGTGCAGGACGTGAACGTCGTCGGCCTGCTAGGAGTGACCGCAGTAACGGCAGCGGCAGGCATCTCCAAGGTCGGAATCAGCGGCGCCGCGGCGGCAACACTCGACTCCGTGACCACAGCGGCAACGACCCCGGCCAACGCCCTCGCCGTCAGCGTAGCAAACGTCACGACCGCGCCTTCACTCACCACCGGACAATCGGTGGCGCTGCAGGCAGCGTGGGACGGCAGCGTCTTCGTCAAGCCACACCGGCGCTCGAATACCAAGGCCGCTACCGGAACATTCACCTCGACGACGGCGACAAGCCTGCTGGCTGCTCAGGCTGCCGGCGTGTTCGCGGATCTCGCCGGCATCAGCATTACGCAGGGGCTTGGCGCTACGGCAAACGTGTTTTTCACCGTCAACATCAGCGATGGCACGGCGACGTACAAGTTCAACCTGTACTCGCCCAGCGCCGTCACGAACACGGGGCCGCCATCCCTTAACCTCAACTTCGACCCGCCGATACCGGCGACGTCCGCGGCCACGGCTTGGACGGTGGCTCTATCCTCAGCCACGGACACCCCCACGGTGAACGTGACCGCGGTCTTCGTCCTCCAGAAGGCAAGCTGATGCCCGTGGTATACTACGAGGGTGCGCGCCAGCTGGCGCCCAGTCACCAAAAAGAAGGGCAGCGACATGCCACTCCAATTCAGTGATCTCCAGTTCACCCTCGATCTGGCCAAGGCCGCCCCGCTGCAGCGCGCGGGCGACTCCCACATGGTCTCCGACGTGTTCAAGCGCATCGAGGCCGTGATTCAGGACGGCATACAGCAGCAGGCTGTACAGGCCGCCCTCGAGAAGGCCGCAAAGCAGGTGGCTGACACCAAGCCGCAGGCACCAGCTGCACCACAGGCCGAACCGGCCGCGTAACCCCGAAGCGGGGTAGTTCAGTGGCAGAACAAGCGGCTCATAACCGCTATGTCGCTGGTTCGATCCCAGCCCCCGCTTCCACTTCCGTCCCTCTGGGGACCGAGGAGCATGCATGGCAACCATCTCATACCGCGAGGCCACGGGCCTCGACGTCTCGAACATCTACCGCCTGATCAAGGCCGAGTACGACGATCTCCAGATCCCGTACCCACTGATCAGCGAGAACAAGCTGCCGGCGTACGTCGGCAAGATGATCGTAGACGGCAAGGTGTGGGTGGCCAGCCTCAGCGGTCGCATCATCGGCACCGCCGTATGCTCCGTTGCCCGTCAGCTGTGGACGGACCTGTGGATGATCAACTGCGACTTCCTCGTCGTTGACAAACACTTCCGCAAACACGGTGTCGGACAACACCTCATTCGCCTGATGACCAAGTTCGCGGGCGAGAAAAAGATTCCGGTGTGGCTCGCGTGCACGACCGGGGGCGAGGAAGCGGCCATAAAGGACCGTTTCGTCGCCATGCAGGGACTGGGCTATGTTGGCGGCAACTTCCTTTTCTGGCCGAAGGATCTGCCGCCCAAGTAGGTGAAGAATGGTTTGGGCGGCAATCGGCGCGGCGGCAATCTCTACCGTCGGCGGATACATCAACAATCAGCAGCAGGCCAAGGCGCTTCGTTCGTCTTCGGGCAGCTCGAGCTTCGACCCCAACGTGCAGGCGGGCACGAATCAGGCCATCACCACGGCGCAGGGCGTGGCCAACCAGCAGTGGTCCGGCATCGACCCCTCCATAGCCGTCGCAGGCCTCACCCCCAACCAGATCGCCGCCCAGCAGGAAGCCGCGGCCCTCGGCGAGCAGCTTCCCGGTCTCGACGCCACGGCCACGCAGGCCTTCAATCAGGGCAACCTGCAGAAGTACATGGACCCGTACGAGGCCGACGTCCTCGACGTCCAGAAGCAGTACGCGACCCGCGACTACACGCAGCAGCAGGCGGCGCTCGCCTCAAAGGACGTGATGAACTCGTCCTTCGGCGGTGACCGCAGCGTGCTCGCCAACAACGCGCTCACGCGAGACTACAACCTCAATCTCGAGAACATCCAGAAGACCGGGCTGAGCAACGCTTTCAACTTCGGCGTCGGCGCCTTCAATCAGGACCGCAGCTACGCCGCGGGCGAGGGCTCGGCCATTCGCGGCGCTCTGTCGAGCACCGGCGCCGTCGCGCAGGCCACCAATCAAAACCTAGGCAACTTCAAGACCGCGCAATTCAACGAGCAGCGCGACTGGGCGAAGAACCAGAACGCCTACCTCGCGCAGATCCTCGGGCAGGTGCCGAAGGGCAGCGCCTACAGCGGCAACATGTCCTCGTACAACACCCCGGCTGGAGGCGGCTGGGGAGGCGCGCTCGCGGGCGCGTCACAGATCGGGCTCGCAGGTCTCAGCGCCTACAATAACAACAACCCGTCGACGCCTGCAAACTCAGGCGACATGACAGGCGGCGTCTACAACGGCGGTGCCTTCGGCGGTGGCGCGCCTCTGGGTAACTCCAGCACCGGCTACCCGGACACGCCGGGGCCGATGCCAACACCGAGTTTTGGGCCGACCACAGGAGCCGGCGGCGGCGCCTTCGACTTCAGCCTGACTCAGGCACCACCGATGCAAAGCGTACCGGGAGGCTGACGTGCCATTCGACAGCCAAGACTACGTCAACAGGTTCGGCGGCGCGCTTGCGGCCGCGGCGCAGGCAGATCGTCCCGACGTCGGCTCCGATCAGGGCCCGGGATCCGCTGACCTCGAGGGACCGGCGCTGGGCTCATACGACCCCGATCAGGAGTCGAATCAGGCGCGCACGCAGTCCGGCAGCAAGAATGTGGCGCCGATGCCGAGCGCGTGGCAGATGTTCCGCGGCTCGCCAACTCCTCCGGGCGCGACGAAGGGCGGCGCCCTCAACGGCGGCGGCGCCGATCCCAGCACGGGCGCGCCCGCCAACCTTGGCGTTACCGACCAGTCCCCGGACCAGTCGGCGCAGAACGTCGCGCACGCGCGCAGCATGGAGCAGCTCAGCGACGACGATCTCAAGGAGTACCGGGACTACATAAACGGCCACCTCGGCAACACCGGGCTCACGCACAAGGACACCGGCGACAAGATCGACTTCGACGCCCTCTACCAGCACACGTTCGATAAGAGCCTGCATGATCACGCCGAGCTGGCCAACATGACCGAAGCGCAGGCCTCCAAGTTCACGAACCCGACGTGGCGCGACAAGATCGGCATGTTCCTCGACGCGCAGAACCGCGCCGGCATCATCCACTCCCAGAACCCAACGCTCTCGCAGGGAGACATCTGGGCCATCGCCACGCGCAACGCCTTGCAGGGCTGGGCGCAGAACGCCAAGGGCATGCACGACGCCGTCGTCGCGCAGACCGGCGCGCTGCAGACTCAGGCCAAGAAAGACGCCGAGGAAGCCATCAAGCGCCAGATGGATCAGGCCGGCTACATGGACAAGATTTCGACCGCGCGCAAGGCCAACAGCGACGCCGACAAGCTCGACATCGACAACAAGAGCGAGGCGCGCCTGCGCGAGGCCGAGATCAACGAGAAGAACGCGAGCGCCTCCGACAAGAGGAACGCCGCGGCCAAATCCAACAAGGGCGACCTCGTCACCGTCAAGAACGATGACGGCAGTGAGAGCACGGGCTACATTGACCCCAAGACCAACACGTTCACGCCCGCCAAGGACGCGAGCGGCAAGCCCGTCGGCGGACAGGTCAGCAAGACCGGCACCGACAAGCCCAAGCCCGAGGTCGACGACAAGCTCATGACGCAGGCCCGCGAGGCCTACGAGGGTGAGCGCAAGGCCATTCGCGCCAACCTAAAGAACCGCAAGCTCACGGATCAGCAGGTCTCGCAGCAGGCGCTCGAGCAGCTCAAGACGGCATCGCCGGTGCTCTACCGCGCGTTCACGCAGACCCCGGACACGGCGCCGACCAAGAAGCCCGGCGCACCGGCAGGAGCACAGCCGCCGAGCTGGGCGCAGTAATACATGGCCGACACAGACGCGCAGGATAGTGGGCAAGTCGCGCAGCCCGCCGCGGACAGCAGTCCGCCGGCACAGCCGACGCCACAGCCTTCAGACATCGACTATCTGAAGACCAACCCGCACGTGTGGCAGAAGTTCCAGAAGCAGTTCGGCCAGCTGCCAGACGGATTCGAGAAGCCCGTCCCCACGCAGACGGACATCGACTACCTCAACACCAACACCAGCTCGTGGCCCAAGTTCGAGGAGGCCTTCGGCGCCCTCCCCAAGGGATGGGCCGCTGACAAGCCGGCGAAGCTCGGCGACTGGGAGGGCGACCTCCCCACCGTCACCGTCAAGCCCGGCGCTCCCGAGTCTAGCTGGGCAGACGTCGGCCGCTCGGCGCTGACCACCATAGGTGCCGGCGAGGAGCGCGTGGGCGCAGCCGTGCAGGAAGCCGGTGGCGTCAAGTCCTTCCTCAGCGGCGCCGTCACCGGCATCCTCAACAAGGCCACGGGCGCCAACGCCGAGGACACGTCGTCCCCGTACTCGCAGGCCGCGATCCAGTTCTGGCAGGCTCAGGTGTTGCCGGAGGCGCTGAAGTGGGCGCAGGAGAACAAGGCCTCGCTCACCGACGACCCCATGGTGAAGTCGGCGGCGGAGCGCGTGGGCTTGCGCCCCGACCAGTTCACCAAGGACTGGCCGACGTACGCGAAGATGACGCCCGACCAGCTCGAGGCCGCGAAGTCCGAGGCTCGGTCGAAGATGCAGTCCTCTCAGGAGGACATGCTCAAGGGCTCGGCGCGGCGCAAGCTCGCCGGCCAGACAGAGGAGGCCTACGCCCCCAGCGTCCCCGAGGGCTCGCTCAAGAGCGCGGCATTCACCGCGGCCACCAACGCCCCAGACATAGCCGGCGCCGTCGCCGTGGGCATGCTCCCGTTCGGCCAGATCCCGGCGGCGGCGATGTTGGCCTCAGACTTCACCGCGCGCGCGTACTCCTCGGGCAAGGACATGGGCCTCAGCGACGCCGACGCCAAGGCCTACGGTGTGCTATCGGGCGCGACCACGTTCGTGCCCGGCGTCAGCGTAGGCTCGATGCTGGCCAAGGCCCCGGGCACCGGCCTCCTCCTCAAGACCGCCATCGGCAAGGCCCTCGGCGACTCCGCGGCGACCAAGCTCGCGGGCGGCACCCTCGACCAGGGGGTGGCGCTGGCGACGATGAACCTCCTGCAGCAGGGCGTCGACAAGGGCTTCATCAGCCCCGACATGTCTCTGAAGGACGCGATGCAGACGATGCTGCACGAGATGGGCAGTAACGCCGGCATGGCGGCGGCGCTCACCGGATTCCATATGGCCGTGCACCGCGCGGCCAACGGCCCCCAGACTCCGAAACAGCTGGAGGACAGTCTACGCCCGCAGGGTGGCGCCGTACCTGAGGCCAGCGATGAGGCCATCCTGCAGGCGATCACTGACCAGCAGCCCGTCAAGCCCGAGGACATCAAGGCCCTCGCCGGCAAGGGCCTGATCACCGTCGGCAAGAACACGGGCAAGCCCATGATCCTGCCCGCTGGCAAGCGCTTCATGGACGAGGCCAAGACCGCGCGGGAATCGGCCAGCGAAGCGGCCAAGTCCAACGCCGAGGTCGACTCCAAGGCCACCGAGGAAGCCGACACCAGCGAGAAGGCGCCGCGCACTCCCGACGAGGCCGAGGATCAGGCTACCGCTGACGCCCGGCGCGCGGGCGCGCACAACAACGCCATGCAGCCTGAGATGCGCGAGAAGCAGCGCCAGATAGACGTCGCCTTCGCCGACCGCGACGCCGAAGCCGAGCGCGCGAAGGCCAACGACTACATCAAGGCTCAGAACCAACGCGCCGACGAGATCATCGCCAACAGCGAGCATGCCGTCAGCGAGAACCCGGGGAAGATGAGCATCGGCGACGCCCTAGCCACCGCGCGTCAGGCCCCGGACGCCATCCGCCAGCAGATCCCGCGCAACCCCGATCTCACGCCGGAGGAGCGCAACATCGAGTCGAAGTTCATCGACCAGATCGGCAGCAACGTCAACAAGGCCATCGACGACTACAAGAAGATGCCTGCCACTGACGGCGGGCGCATGATCAGCACCGACGAGGTGCGCATGTTGAGCCCCGACCACCAGAAGGATCCGAGCATGGCCGAGGCCATTCACGAGCCGTCGTCGTGGCTGGCCAACGTCATGTTCCGGCGCGCGCTCGCTGAGCCCCCGGGCCCGAATCAGGACAACCACGTCATCTTCACTTCTGGCGGTTCTGGCAGTGCCAAGTCGTCGTCCCTCTTCGGCAACGAGCACGAGAACAACTCCCTGACCAAGCGCGCGCAGATCATCTACGACACGGCCATGGAAAGCCCGGCAAACGCCATGAGCAAGGTCGAGGCCGCGCGGCAGGCCGGAAAGTTCGTGAGCGTGGCCTTCGTCTACCGCGACCCCGTCGAGGCATGGCGCAATGGTGTCCTGCCGCGGGCCATGGAGAACGGGCGTATCGTCAACAACCGCGCACACGCGAGCACGCACACGGGCGCGCCCGAGGCCGTACGCCAGATCCTAGAGAAGTACAAGGACGACCCCAAGGTCTCCGTCATCGCCATCGACAACAGCCGCGGCGACGGCAAGGCAGAGCTGATGGACCCCTCAGAGGCCATCAAGCTCCCATCGAAAGTCAGTATCGGTCGCCTCAATCGCGAGGCGCTGGAGGCGCTACATGCCAATGAAATTTCCGACCACGTCTACGAGAGGGCCACTGGTCTCAGCGCCCCGGCCCGCGGTGAAGATGGGGAGTCTGCAAAAGACACAAAGGGCGAGCTTTCTCGGGACCGAGATGCGAAACCGGCTGAATCAGAACATCCGCCAGCTGCGGTACGGGAGCCTGCCGAACGCGGACCTGCCGTAGACGGCAAGCTCAACCGCATCGAGCAGCGCTCGCGCCGCCGGCTCGCGGCAGAGCGTGAACGCGCCAGCGCCCTGCGCGTGGGCGGCGGCAAGCCCGGCCCGTATACACAGGTCGCTGACTCGCTGCGCAAGAACGGCGCCGCTGGCCTGCGCGAGGTAATGGGCAAGCCCAACGTCGACCGCGCCGACAACGTCCGCAGCACCAATTCCTCGCACTCCATTCTTGACACGCTGTTTAAGCACGCCGAGGGCAAGGATCCTCGCGTCGTCGACCTAATCAAGGCGCTGCGCGCGCACATGCCAGATGTGCCCGTAAACTTCGTCCGCGATGTCGTCGACAAGGGCAAGGCAATCGCCAACGCCATCGGCAGCTACCGAAACGGCGTCGTCCAGATCAAGATCCAGCTGGGCGCCGACAGCACCTCGCACATGCTGTTGACGGCGCTCCACGAGTTCGTGCACGCCGCTACCTACAGCGCCATCGAGGGCGACCCCACGGGTCCGCTGGCGACTAAGATGCAGGCGCTGCTTAACGAGGCCCGCAGCCTCGCCGCGGCACAGTATGGTCAGGCCACGGTGGACGAGCACGTCGCCTACTTCAAGAACCCGGTTGGCGATCAGCCGCAGAACTACAATCGCAATCTCTACGTTCTCACCAACGTCCACGAGCTTATGGCCGAGGCGTTGTCCAACCACGGCGCACAGAAATTCTTGAGCGAACTCGGGGCCGGCGCTCGCCTCAACACGCTCCCGGCCACGGAGCCTCGCGGTCTATTCGGCAAGATGATCGACAACATCGCGAAGTTCCTCGGCCTCAAGCCGGACACGCGGTCGCTACTCTCAGACATCATCTCCACCACGGGCCGCGTCATGCAGCAGCAGCCGGCGATGGGTTTCGGCCGCGCCAACCTCCTGCGCATCGGCGAGGGCGAGGAGCGTGGAGAAGACGTCGCCCGCGATATGGGTGCCGGCAAGCTCTCGAAGCTCGTGCAGGCCGCGGCCGAACTCGGCGCCCTCAAGATCGTGCGCGGGGTTTCGCGCTTCGAGGACTGGGCGTCGGCAATGACGCAGGAGCTTGGCAAGGGCGTGAAGCCCGCGCTGCGCCAGCTCTACGACATGGCCAAGGACAAGACCGTCGACATCCGCTCGCTCGTCTACAAGACGAAGAAGACTGGTGAGTTCGTGGGCGGTCCAGCTGGCGTTGGCAAGGACGACTTGGCGCCACTCCGCGCCTCCCTGCGCAAGCTCGCGCGCGAGGGCGAGTTCGGAAAGGACTGGTACGACGAATCCAGCAAGGCCATCCTCGACGCCGTCAACGGCGACCGCGAGGAGGCGAAGAAGCTCGCCGGCCTGATGTCGATCTTCAGCAGCGGCGCCGCCGTGAGCGCGAACACGACGATGGCGCTGCGCGCGTGGTATCAGTGGAAAGCCGGCGAGAAGGTCAGCGTCGGCACCGGCAAGAACAACGACGTCGCCCAGCAGTGGCTGGACAGCGGCGTCGAACCCACGGGTATGAAGCGCTCGAACTTCTACGGCAACCTCCTGCAGTCCCTCGAGGGTGACACATCTAGCGTGTACTCCAACGGGGTCACCGTCGACCGGTGGATGATGCGCGCGCTCGGCTACGCCAAAGACGTGCCTACAGAAGCGCAGTACGCCTTCGTCAGCGACCAGATCAGGCAGGTGGCGAAGTCGCTGAAGTGGACGCCGACGCAGGTGCAGGCCGCCGTGTGGGTGGCGATGAAGACGCGCTGGGAGCAGGTGCGCGCCGACGTCAACAAGGAAGCGCTGAAGAAGGGCTGGGTCGAGCAGGTCAAGTCGTCCAAGGGCCCGGTGCTCGAGGTTCTCGACCCCGAACGCTACTACGGGAAGATGTTCGACAAGGCCATGGCGGTCACGCTGGATCCCGAGCACATCAAGCGCAGCGCCGCCAACTTCCGCACTGAGCTGCTCAAGCACCGCGCGCAGGTGTCGTGGGAAGCCATGCCCGGCTCGAGCAGCCCGCGTATGCGCGGCATCGGCGATCTCCCCATCGAGCACCTCGAGGCTTTCCAGCGAGACGTCTCGCAGGCGCACGTCAACCCCAAGACCGGCAACGACCAGCTCATGGAGGCCCTCGGCATCCTCAGCATGCGCCACGTCGACGGCAACAGCGCGTGGTTCACCGACCACGGGCAGGTCATGCGCTTCCGCCATTGGAGCGTGAAGCCCGGCCTCGACACCCTCGACCCCAAGAAGATGGGCACCTCTGGCGTCGGAATGTCGGTAGAAGAGAAGAACCGCCGCAACAAAGTAACGGCGCTCTACCCCTACGACCTCGAGCCCGGGCAGCCCGAGAAGCTCGTCAGCGACACGGCCCCGCACCAGTACGTTGTCGAGATCCCGGCGGCGAAGCTCTACGACAGCGCGCGCGACCCCCGCGGATTCAAGCAGGCGGCTATGGAGCCCGTGGCCATGGACGCCGACGGCAACCCCACGGAGCTGGCGTACAACCACGACACCTTCGAGCAGCAGGTCAAGGACGCGGGCTTCACTGGCTACTACGTCAGCGACCCCGGCACGGAGCTGCACGGGCAGGCGCGCGTGTTCGAGCCCGTGCGCGCGACTCCGGCAGCCGAGTACGCGAACACCGAGCCCTCGGGCGTGCTCCCGTACGCCAAGGCCGGCGCGCAGGAGATCATCTACGCCCCGCTCGCCAAGGGCGCCACCACCGAGCCCGGGGCCCCGCTCGACCCGCAGGCGAAGGCTCTGATGCAGTCCTACGCGGCCGCGCTCGGCAAGCTCAACCATCAGGACAGCGTGGGCTGGCACCGCCCGCGCTTCGGCCGCATCCCCGAGGCCTTCCAGAACGGCGTCGAGCTGCACATCCCCGGCGCCACGCGCGACGACTACATGCGCGTCTACAAGCAGATGACGGACGAGCTGAAGCGCGAGGGCCTCACCGACAGGCAGGCCGCGGAGTTCGCTCCCGTCCAGACCGACACCGGCGTGCGCTTCCTCAACTGGGGCGCGCTCGACAACAAAGCATTCCAGCGCGCGGCGCGGCGCGCATTCGCTGAGGACTCACTCTTCGGCAAGAAGTACGAGCACACACCGTTCGCAGCCGATGGAGGCTTGATCGACAATGACTGGAAACAACATCCCCGCGGAGAAGGCTACGACTCCGTCATCGCCGGCAACGGCCACACCGCCCGCATCAGGGACGCTCTCCGTGACATCGGGGGGCGCATCGAAGAAGTTTACCGCGACTATGCCAAGCGGTTTCGCCTCGACGACACCACCTCAGAATCTTCAGCACGTGCGCATCAACCGACCAAGGCTTCCGACCCAATATCCTTGGATCAACTGAAGACGGGGTCCGGGCTGCACGAGGACGTACTGGGCCGCTTTGGCACGTTCGGGGCCGGAGACACCCTTGAACAGCTGAAGCTGTACGACCTGAAGCGGCTTACAGACAACCCGAAGGATGCAGCCGAGCTTGCCAAGAAGCTCGGATTCGACGTGGAGTACTTCAGCTTCGAGAGCGATCCCAGTAAGGGCGTGGAGTTTAGGCTTCCCCGACTGGGAAAGAATGGCTACGAGAATGGAAAGCTGTGGCTCTATGATCCCCGCGTCGGAGCCGGCAGCTTCTACGACACGGAGTACACGCGCGCGTGGCGCATCACCCACGAACTCGGTCATGCGCTCACCGAGCCTCTGCTGCAGTCACGCTACGGGGACAGCCGTCGGTACGGCCGCCTCGGCCAGACGCTGGAAGTGACCCGCGGCGTTCTCGGTAAGCAGCGCCAAGTAACCGAACGCCCGCTCACCCTCATGGAGGCTCAGCGCGCCGTCGAGTGGGAGGACGCCGCATTCCGTGCGCAGCGTGAAGTGCTCAAACAGCTGGGCGTTGCCATCAGTGATGAGGACTTCGCACGGGAATACAACGTGAACCTGTCCGACGCCGTCTACCGAGTTCTGAGCGGCAATTTCGGCGATCCAGCCCTTAGCGGCTTCATTCCCAAAAACAGCACACAGCCGCTCGAGGATGTCCTCGGGCTTCTTGCGCGCGCCGAGGGTGTCCTCGCACGCAGTCAGAACCGCGCGCCAACCGCTGGCATCGACGGACCAAGCTATCGCCCCATCTCCGACTCCGAAATTCGTCAGGCTCTCGAGAATCGCGCGAGCGGCGTGAAGGATGTCAAATTTGCCGCGCGTGCCGATGAGGCCGTGGACTACCGCGTGGTTGTCAAAGACGGTAAGGGCAACGAGCTGGATGGACCCCATCAGGATCTCCTCTTCAACAACGAACAGGACGCCTCCGATCATATCACGACCATGGCGGACATGCACGCCGGGCCCGCGGGCGCAGAGGTCGACCACAACCACTTCTGGTCGCAGGTGACGAAGGGCGGGAAGATCGACCGCACGTTCGCCATCGAGCCCGTGAGCCGCAACCCCTTCCGTGGCCAGAACCCACGCGGCGGCGAGGGCACGCCGGCTCAGCGCTTCATCGGCGAGTTCGAGAAGCAGTACCCGGAGTCCGGCGAGATCGGCGAGCGCCTCGTCAACGGCAACACCGTGGTGTCGATGGTGCACGACCCCTTCAAGGCCAACACCGCCTACGTCCCATACGTGCGCGCGCTGACGCCGGGGCAAGGCGACGGCACCAAGGCCCTGCACGACGTCGTCGGCCTCGCCGACAAGCACGGCGTCGCCCTCGAGCTGAACGCAGTTCCCATCGGCACCTCGATGCAGTCGCGGCAGCTCATCGACTGGTACAAGAAGCTCGGTTTCCGCGAGGTTGGCGAGCCCGAGTCGAATGCGTGGGGAGCCACGAGCCAGCTCATGCGCCGCGAGCCAGCGGAGAAGCCCGAGCAGATCCCGCCGTTCGCCACAAATGCCGGCAAGGGCATATCTGCACAAGATGCCGCCGAGGTCATACGCTGCGCCAAGGAGATGTTCCCGCAGGCGGTCCACCACCTCGCCACCAGCATCGAGGACACGCCCCACGAGGTGCAGGCCATCGCTGCCATGCGCGGTCTCACCGACCGCGTGCAGGCGGCGTACGTGCGCGAGTACGACGGCACCCACGTCTACCTCGTCCAGAACAATATGCGCAGCGTCGACGAGGCCCTGCGCACCATGGTCGAGGAGAACGTCGGCCACGACGGCATCGCCAAGACCTTCGGCCCGGCCGTGGGCAACCTCATGGACGGCTTCCTGCGGAATGAGGCTCTGCGCCCGGCCATCATCGAGATGGCCGCCCGGGAGGGCATCAACCTCCGGGCCGCAACGACCCCCGTGGCTCGCAAGGAGGCGCTCAGGGCCGCTGCCGAGGAATGGCTGGCCCACGGAGCCGCCCGGGAGATCACCGGCCAGAAGTCGCCTCAGGGGCTCCAGAAGGCCGTGCGGGACGTTGTGGCGGCCGTCAAGGTCTGGGCGGCCTCCAAGGGGCTGGGCGTCACCCTAGGCCACGACGAGGCCCTACACGCCCTCGCCAAGGCCCACAGGTACGTGACCAGCGGTGACTGGATGACCCGGATCAGCGAGCAGCGCGAGGAGGCCGAGGCCGGCAAGGTCAAGTTCGCCGCCGTGCCCCCGAGCGGGAACGCAGACCTCGACGAGCTGCTGAACGACAAGATCGGTGCCGAGAAGGTGGGCTGGCGCACGCGGCTGTCCGGCGCCGTCCGTGACATCCGCTCGCGCATGGTCGTCTCCGGCCTCGACCGCATGTACCGCGTCAAGCAGTACGAAGACGACCTCAAGGTGCCGCCGGCAGAGTCCGGGTACATCAGCATGCGCCTGTCCACGAACGTGGCGCCGTTACTGCGCAACCTCATCGAGTTCGGCCACCTGCAGTGGACCGAGACGCCGGGCGCCGACGTCGACAAGAGCATGACCCCGGACTTCAAGGAGGGCAAGCCCCTAAATCAGATCCTCGCCCCGCTCGGCAACGACCCGGCAATGCTCAGGCGCTTCGAGGGCTACCTCGTCGCCCTGCGTTCGCGCGACCTCATGGGTCAGGGGCGCGAGAACCTGCTCGAGCAGCGCCACGTACAGGCCGGGCTCGACCTAGCCACCACGTACCCGCACTTCGTCACCATGCAGAAGGAGCTGGCGGCGATCAACCGCAACATGCTCGACTTCGCCGAGCGCGCGGGCGTGATCGATCCCGAGTCACGCAAAATGTGGGAGTCCGACTACTACGTGCCGTTCTATCGCGTCACCGACGACGCGGGCGCTGGGCCGTGGAGCGCGGGCTCGATGGCCAAGGTGCGCAACCCCATCATGCGTCTCATGGGATCCAAGGAGAAGCTGAATGACGTCACCGGTAACATCGTCCGCAACTGGTCGACGCTCATCAACGCCAGCATCAAGGCGCATGCTGTGCGCGTTGCTGTCGATAATCTTTCACAGGCCGGTGTGGCCGTACGAGTCCCCGCGCTTGAGCGGGGAGGCGACGCACTGGTCTCGACCAGCGAGATCAACAAGCTCCTACAGAAGCACGGCATCACGCAGGGCCTGAGCCCGTCCGCCATCGGCGGCATCCAGAAGCTGATGAGCCTGAGCGCGCCGCAGGGCGACGACATAGTGCAGGTCTGGCGCGGTGGCAAGCGCGAGTACTACCGGCTGTCCGACCCCGCGCTCGCCACGGCGTTCGCCGCCCTCAAGGGCAGCGCGCTCAAGAACCTCGAAGACGACCCCATCGGCAAGGTCGTGGTCGGCGCCATGCGCATGCCCAAGATGGTGTTCACCAAGCTCACGACCGAGAACCCGCTGTTCGGCATCCGCACGCTCTACAAGGACAACATCAATGCGTGGACGGTCGGACGCGGGTACATGCCCGTGACGCCGGTCGTCTCCGCCATCACCGGCCTCGTGAAGACGATGCGCGGGAGCGAGAGCTTCAAGCGCATGGCCGCTGCCGGCGCCACGTTCAATGCCGGGCGCGCGGATCCCTACGACACCAACCTCACGGCGAAGCGCTACATCCGCTCGCCGAACATGGTCGGGCGCTCGTGGGACTTCTACCGCGACATGATGACCTCTGGCGAGAACGCCTCGCGCGTCACCATCTACGAGCGCACCGAGAAGGAGACGGGCAGCCACAAGGTAGCGGCCTACGAGGCCCGCGACCTCATGGACTACGCGATGCGCGGCTCGAGCCCCATCGTCCAGTTCCTCGTCGAGACCGTGCCGTTCTGGGGCGCGCACGTGCAGGGCATCTACAAGACCGCGCGCAGCTTCGTGCCCGAGAACAGCCGGTCGTGGTCTCAGATCGCGGCGGGCGCGGCGAAGCGCATGGCGCCGATCCTCCTCAAAGGCGCGCTCCTGTCCGCGGCTTCGGCGGGGCTCTACATGAGCAACCGCAACAACCCCAACTATCAGGAGCTGACGGACCTCGACAAGGAACTGTACTACCACATCTACTTCGGCAGCTACCACGTGAAGCTACCCAAGGCCTTCGAGTCCGGCACCGTCTTCGGCACTGTGCCAGAGCTGATGGCGGATGCGTTCATGAGCGACGACCCGCAGGTGGCCAAGGAGGACGCGCAGTCGCTGGTGCACGCCTTCGGCGCCGGCCTAAACCTCTACCCGCGCGTGACCGCGCTGACACCGCTGTGGGAGCTGTACACCAACCACAACACGTCGACCGGCGCGCCCATCCTCAGCGACTTCGACCAGAAGCTCATGCCCTCGGAACAGGTCGGGCCCAGCACCAGCTCCGCAGTTACCGCGCTCGCGCGCTCCATGCCGGGCATGGCGCCCGAGGCCCTGCAGAGCCCCAAGCGCCTGCAGCACCTGATTCAGGGCTACCTCGGCATCATGGGTTCGTACGGCATGGCGGCAGCCGACTACATGTACCGCAAGGCCACGGACCTGCCGGCGACTGCCGACCGCAACCTCGGCCAGATCCCGCTCGTGGGTCAGGTCGTGACGCGCACCGACCAGCCGCCGACGCAGACGCGCAGCCTCACCGAGCTGAGCAACATCATGATCGAGGCCAACAAAGTACAGGACACGATCAAGGAGCTGCAGAAAAAGGAGGACGATGAGTCGCTCGAGCGCGCCGACACTCTGCAGCAGCAGAACGAGGAGTTGCTGAACGCTGGCGATCAGATCCGCCCGCTCTACGAGGACATCAAGAAGCTCAACGCCGCCAAGCGCCAGATCCAGCAGGATCCCAGCCTCAGCGGCAAAGAGAAGCAGGAGCAGCTGAACGACATCCAGAAGGACATCAACGACGAGGCGCGCGAGGCCTATCAGTACCGTCCGGGGTCGAAGCTCAGCAAAGAGCTGCTGCAGGATACGACTTCCGCGGTGACGCCAGCGGAGAAGGCGCGGATCCTGCGTAAAGCAGATCAGCCGGCGCTTGCGTCAATCGTCACGCAGTATGCGAAAGGGATGCCGGCCTCTGTTCAGTCGGCGATAGAGGAACTGTCATGACCGGCGAAATAGGCAACGCGCTTGAGGTACTCGGCGCCATCAACAAGGAAGCTGCGCGCAGGATCGAGCGGCTCGAGGACGACCTGTACGGCAAAGACGGGCTGCGCGTTCTCATCACCACCCTCGCCACGCGACTGGAGGACGTACCGGAAAAACTGGACGCGCTCACCACCGAGGTGTCTGCTCTGAAGGTAGCTGAGCAGAACCACGCTGACTCCGTCAAGACGCGAAAGACAATTTTCAAGGAGACGCTCAAGTGGGCCAGCAAGGCCAGCGCTCCCCTGCTCGCCGGTGTCATCGGCGCGCTTACGCATCGCCATTTCTCTGGACACTAACGTGGACGCCAACTCGCTACGCCAGCTCATTCGCTCCACCCTGAGCCCGCTCGGGCTCTACTCTGCCGATGCAGAGGAACTTCTTATGGCGACTTGCGCGCAGGAAAGCCTGCTCGGCAAGTATCGCACGCAGGCGCCCCATGGCCCGGCGCGGGGGATCTTCCAAGACGAGGGCGGGGATTTCAACGACCTGTGGGACCACTACCTCGTGCAGCAGGCGCATCTCGCGCAGCAGGTCGCGGCACTGAACGGAGGGCAGAAGGGTACAGTCGATGACCTCGTCAATAATGACGCCTACGCCATCGCCATCTGTCGGCTCCACTACATGCGCGTCCCGCACCCGCTTCCCTCCGGCTCAAATCTGGCCGCAATGTGGCATATGTACAAAGTCTGGTACAATAGCATAAATGGGGCGGCGACTCAAGACCAATTTTACGAGCACTACAAGACTCTTGTCAAGGGCCCGGCTGTTTGAGTTTGAGCCCGGATACTTTGTGTCTCGGTCTGGGAGAGTGCTCGGGCCGCGCGGCGGCTGGCTCAGGCCAGCTATTACCGGCGCCGGGTATCCGTACGTGCACGTGCGTGGCCGGACTAGGTACCTGCACAGGTTGGTGGCAGAGGCATTCATCCCAAATCCAGAAGGGAAGCCGACAGTCAACCATAAAAATCGGATCAAGACAGATCCTGCGGTAAGAAATTTGGAGTGGGCAACTAGGTCAGAGCAGATGCGCCGCCCGGCAAGGGTGGCGACATGCCACCCAAGAAAGCGCCACTGTGCGCACGGTCTATGCTACACGTGCTACATGCGCGGGTATCAGAGAAAGAAGAGGCTGGATACACCATGGCCCTCGTAAACAAAAACGACTGCAGGGACTGGTTCGTCATGGGCACGATTGCGGCGGCGTGGGCCGCGGCGACCGTATACCTGTTCCGGTTCCACAGCGAGGTGACGTTCGCGGCGTGGTGCGGCCTATGCGCGACCATGGTCGGCGCCTACCACTACATCAACGTCCGCGATCAGAAGGAGGCAGACGCCTGTGCCGATTCTCACAATTCTTAAAGCGATCTGGGGCTTCCGAAGCTACTGGCCGTACTTGGTGATCCTGATCCTTGGCGGCGCTCTGAAGTTCGAGCACTCCAGACTGCTCTCGTCTCGGGCGGAAACTGCGGCCACAGCCACGCAACTGCGTACAGCGGTAGATGCCAACCAAGCTGATCTCGCAACCATCTCTGCGCTTCAAACATCTCTGAAAGATGTGACGAAGAATCTGGCTGATGCGAAGACTGACGGCGAGCGTGCAGTACAGCAAGCAGCTCAGACATCCCGGGAATTGCAGCAGCGTCTCGCCGCTGCAGTGGCGGGTATAAACAAGGGGAATCCATCAGATGACGCCTTTCTTGCGCTTGACATCAACGCTACTCATCCTGACATCGCTCGCAGCCTGCGCGACGCCGACAGCAATCGTTAAGACCGAGACCGTAGAGGTCACGAAGATTGTCCCGGTCCCTGCAGAGCTGACAGCGCCGTGCTCAGCCCCGCCTCTGTCAGGTCAAGGGGAGCTGACGGTGAAGGACGTGCTGATTTGGGCGATGACGAACCGGGCCGCGCTATCAGACTGTGATCAGCGGATGGCGAAGGTACGCGCGTTGGGCCCCCAGCCATAACGCCAACGAACTCATCGTTCGTCGGCAGCTTCCCCGATTTGACCTCTGGCACCCTGACGAAGATCGTTTTTGGGAACGCGCACCTGCCCTCTAGCTGCATCGCGGACTTGTGTGCCCACGTGCAGTCGAAGCAGTAGTTCGGCTCCGCGGAGTCTATCCGCCGAGGCACGGGATGATCCGACTCTTTGTCGAGCCAGTCTGAGTACTGTTCGTCGGAGTCGAAGCACGCTGGCGTCTTCATCGGCGGTCGTTCGCGCTGCCAGCGGCGACTATGCTGACAATGACGACCGTTAAAACCAACAGTATCAATCCACCCACGGCTACTCCTTCGTCTTGACCACCTTCAGATCCGCTGACTTGATCTCGATGACCGGGATCAGAGCCGACGGGTTGTCGTGGGTCGAGCCGATGCGATACTTCAGCGCGCCGGTGTGAGACTCAGCCTCCGGCGTCCACATCACCTTCATGGCGACGGCGTCGGCGAAACGAATCACGAGAACCACGGTGTGCACTATATGCGCAACCGTCGGCATTGTCAAGAACGGAGTCGCGGGGTAGAGGTGGATGTCTTGGTCGCCGATGTTGTAGTTCAGGCGCCCGACCTCGACCAGCGTCTTGATCTGCATGGGCTGCTCGCCCTCGCGCTCGTACGAGCACCACTTCACGCCCCAGCCCGGCGGCAACCTCAAGAAGCGGCGCTTCACCGAGGCCCCGAGCTTGTTCATGAAGTCGATCTCCTCCATGGCCTGAGCCAGAGGCGTGCCGTCCGCGGTCTTGATCTCCTCGGTCTTTGCCGGAGGGGTTGCGCCGCCGTAGCCTTTCATATCCGAGACCTCCAGTGCCACGCCTCGGTCCAGCCTAGGCTCGCCATCAGCCACGACACGGCCTCAGCGAAGTGCCCGACATGCCACTGCATGACGCCGGCAAAAAATGCCCCAAAGGCGATGCTCGCGTATACCAGCTTCATGGGGCAACTCCAAGTCGTGGGCCATCGTCGCCGAACAGCGGCGCCTGCGCCGTCTTCTGCCCAAGCTTCCAGATGGCGTGATTGTAGAACACCCACAGCGCAGTCTGCCAGATGGCGTCGTCACCGGCGTGGTGGGCGATGGGATCCTTGTGGCTGGCGACGGGCACGCTCCACGTCCGAGAGACGCCGGCACGCCATGCCGCCTCCATGACGCCGGTCATGCAGCGCTCGCTGCGGAAGCCCCAGCTCGGCGTGATGCCGAAGTACTTCATCGCCTGCTTGATGATGACGAGATCGAACGTGGCCGGGCGCGCGATGACGAAGCCGCCCATGGTGCGCGCCTCCTTGACGAAGGCGTTGAAGGCCTCGAGCAGGGACTTGCCGTCTGGGTAGACGTACTGCAGCTGCTCGCCCTCGGGCCGCTGCAGGACACGCCGGGCCTTGGACTGCGTGCCCCACCACTCGAGTGTGGAGTTGTCGACGCTGCGCCCCTGCTGCGCCGGATCCTCCCACTGCACCTGCCCGTAGAACACCACGGGGTTCACCTTCTCGTAGGTGCGCAGGAAGCCGTTGTCGTCGAAGGCGACGGCGCCGATGCTGAGGATGAAGGCGTTGGCGTCGGTCGACTTCGTCTCAATGTCGACCATGACGCTGCGGTCGTACTGTGCCATGCCTACTCCTGAGGGTCGTCTGGCGCAGGTATGCGCACGATGTGGCACCGGCGAAGCGGCTTCCAGATGCCGGAGTGCATGGCCCAGCAGCCGTCGGCACTGTAGTATACGCGCCCGTCCCTGAATGGCGCCGTGGGCGCGTACCCGGGCGCAGATTCTCTGGATGCAACTACCCAGCATGCGAGCCCGACGCCTACGACGATACCCATCAAAAATGAGAAAACAGCATCACTCATGACTTACCCTTGGGCTCCTCGTCCTTCTCGAGCGTGACCTTGAAATACTGGCGCGCCGCCGTGTGGTAGACGATGATGCCCTCCGGGTTCAGGAACGGCGCGGCGTGACTACCGTGGAGTCTCAGCTCATTGAGCGCGGCGTCCACCGCGAAGTCCTGAGGACCGAAGCTCAGTTCAGGCACTACGTGACAGCACAGCGGCGCCCATCTGGTTCCATCTGGCAAGGGGTCAGCGAGAATCTCCTGATCCGTCAGGTACGCTGTCGGATGTGGATACAGGTGCCTGTCAGCCCAGCGGCTGACGTTGAACAGTGAGAACCGCTTCTCGCCCTTTGGCAGGCCGTACCCGCGCTGGATGCCTGAGCCCCACCACTCGCCGTAGTGCGTTCCGACGCCGAGCTTCACTAGATCGTTGGCGTTCTTCAGCACCCACGTCGCGAATCCGAAGTTGTCGTTGCCCGGCGTGATGAAGCGGTTGCGCGAGCCAGCGAAGATGTCGTAGTTAAAACCCTCGTGAGTCACCATAGCAACCCGGTTGGTGTCAGCCTCGACAGTTGGATTGAACAGCGCAACGGTGACCGAGGCGTTGGTGCCGTCGATCTTCTCTGTGACGATGACGTTGCGCTTCAGGCGCGGGATCTTCGGGAACTCCTTGAACTCAAGAGCCATGCGACACCTTGATGCAGGTAATGGCGAACGACACGTTGTGGCCGTCGACGACCTTGGAAGGCGGCACGGTCACCCGCATCGCGTCCTTGATGCAGGACTCGAGCGTGGCGTAGTCTAGCTTGCTGAGCCGGGCCTCGTTGTAGAGTCCGCCGTCGATGTACCCTCGCGCCCGCATCTCGTAGTGAAAAGAGTCCCCGGCGAAAGCCACCGGGGACAAGAACGCCATGGCGGATAAGACTGCGGAGGTGAGAGTCTTCATGGCGCTGTTCCTTAAAACGGGATGTCGTCGTCGAAGTCTTCGGTCTCGGCCGGCTTCGCAGCGGGCTTGGAGGCTGCTCGTGCCGGCGCCGCGCGGTCGGCCTTGTCGTCGGCGTACGTCAGCATCTGAATGGTGTTGGCGACGATCTCGGTGCTGTACCGGGTGTTGCCTTCCTTGTCCTCCCACTTGCGGGTTTGGATCTTGCCCTCGACGTAGAGCTTCATGCCCTTCTTGACGTACTGCTGGACGATGTCGACGAGGCCGCGCTCACGCGACTGGATGACGACGATGTTGTGCCACTCCGTACGCTCCTGCTTCTCGCCGGTCTCCTTGTCCTTCCAGCTCTCGCTGGTGGCCAAGCTGAAATTGGCGAACTGCGTGCCGCTCGCGCTCGAGCGGACCTCGGGATCCTTGCCGACGTTGCCGACGAGAATTACTTTGTTGATGCCTGCCATGATTACCTCAGAAGTTACGAATGACGTCGGACTCGACTACGCTGATGCCCGGCAGCTTCGCTGCTACCAGCGCGCCGCCCTGATGCCTCTTGACGAACTCCTTGAGTGCGCCCTTCGACAGCACGATGATAGCAGATGCCTCCTCTTGGCGTGCGTTCTCGAGCACGAATTTCGCCGCGACCAAGACGTCGTCGACGACGATGTTCTTCACCGTGGCCGTCCCGGTCTTGATGCCATGGGACTCGACGGCCGCTGCCTTCGGCGCCTCAGCCACCAGCTCTGCGCCGGCATTGAGGATGGCCTCGGCCTGCTCGAGGTTGAGGTTGGCCCGGGCCTCGTCGGCGAGCCGGCGCGTCTCGGCGTCGATGGCGGCCTGACGGTCGCGCGCAGCCTGCTCCTCGCGAGCGCGCTTACGCTGGACGTAGTCCGAGATCCTGACGGTGAGCGCGGTCTTGACGCTGAATGCGCCCTGCCGAGCGGAGTTGAACACCGAGTCCACGGCCGACTTCAGCTCGAGGATGGGCTTGGTGATGGTCGTGCGGTCGGCCTCGGCCTGATCCAGCACTTTCTTGGCGACACCGAGCAGGGCGCCGGCATTGGCGTAGACATTGTCGTCGTCGATGACCGCGGGAACGCGCGCGAGCTGCTGCATGAGGTCGAGGCTCTGGCGCGTGAGCGCGTCCGACTTCGCCCCCAGCTCGGAGATGGAGAGCCCGGTGTTGCGCAGCGTCGCCGCGCTGCGGCTGACCACTGCCAGCTCTTTGCTTCCGAGCTGGGCGTTGGGATCGACGGCGTCGATGATGCCTACGGTCATCGGTTGCTCCAGCATTCGATTGCTGTGAAGATTGCCCAGATCACAGCAACTGATGCCCCGGCCGCTAAGGCTGAGAGGATCAGCACGGCTATGACTCCGGCAAGCTGTCCCTTGGCGATCAGAGTATAGACGCCCCATATTAGGAATCCGGCAAGGGCTGCGAGAATTGAAAACGCCGCAAAGCACTTCATGTTGGCCTCAGAAAATTTGTGGGATGCCTGTGGCCGCAACAGTGCGGCCGGTTCCGTATCGTCTGCCGGATAATAGCATGTCCGCGATCTCCTGCGCCTTCTCCAGCATCAATTCGTGTAGCGCGAGATCGGGCTCCACAACCTCGCGGTGAAGCTGGTCGCCGGGCGGCAAGTCGGGGTGGTACGAGCAGAACCACGCCAGCGGGTCTCCGGTGACCAGCAGCTGGGTCTGCACCTGCGTGGCATAGACTGGATTCGCTTGCACGCCATCTGTCACCCACTTCATGTGATTGCGGAGATAGTACGGGCACTTCAACTCGCCTGTTACAGCCAGCTGGCCTGTGAGCTTGGTGACGCGGAAATCCGGCGTGACGGCGATGATTGGCACAGCCTCGTGAACCAGCAGCCCGGGCTGGTAGGCGTTCACGTCGAACATGAACTCTACGCTGCGCAAGGCCTCGGCCTCGTGCTTGTTGCCCCACTCCGTGTACTTGTTCGATTCCCCGAACTTCGACTGATTCCAATCCTGACCAGACTTCAGCTCAAACTCAAGGTCATCGAGCATCTTGTTCTTTGCCTTCCTCGTTCCGTAGACGGCGACATGCATGCGCTCGCTCGCGGTGATGCGACCGCGCCGGCACTCGAACCATTCGTCGCTCAGGGGCTCGACGAATCCGGTGACCCTACGCCACGGATAGGCGTCCATCGTCAGCGGCCTCCTTGAGGATTGCGATGGTGGCGGCGAAAACGCCGATGACGGCGATGTAGGTCTCCTTGGGCTCGCCCGGGAGGTCGTTGAGTGCACTGAGCTTGTCATGCGGCACGCCCGCGCCGATGGCCAGCAGATGCTTGCAGAGGTCGTACTCGCGGAACTCCGGCGTCGCGCGCTCGAGGGCTCCGAGGAAGCAGAATCGCACCGCGCGCCGCGTGCGCGCCGTCCCCAGCTTTTGCCCGCGCTTGTCTAGGGCGTACGCGCCCTGACACCAGTTCGCCGGATCCTTGATCGTGCGTGCGCCGTCGAGGATGTACTGCATGTACTTGCGCGGGTCGCGGATCCACCGGCCGTTGCGGCGGCGGCCGAGAATCGCTTCAACCCGGTCGAGTGCCGTTGCCATTCTTCGCCTTTCGCGCCAGCTTTCCCTTGGCGTCCTTGTAGTTTGACTCAGTGAGTTCGCCAAGCGCCTTCACTCCGTAGAGCGCTAGCAGCTTGTCGAGTTCGCTGCCTGTAGCCTTGATTGCATCGTCGAGTTCCTTGACCTTTTCGGCGCCGATCACGGCCGACGTAACTGTCTCGACGTGGTCGTCGTCGGCGTCAGGCATGCCCACGACGGGGATGCAGAAGGTCTCGAACATGGCGTACTTGTAGGCCACGCTCATGGCCTTCGACGTCGCCTTGTCGGCGGTATCCATGCCCTCGCCGTATGTCGTGACGAAGTGCCAGCTGCCGTCGTCGGCGCTCACGATCTGGAACCGGGCCTTGACGGTGACGGCGAAGATGGCGCCGCCTGACTTGGTCTGGCGCTCGCTGGCCTCGCGCTCGAGCACCTCTGGCAGCACGAGCAGACCGTACTTCACCAGCAGCGGGTTGAGAGCAGCGTAGACGTCGTCGACGCCGCGGAAGCTGAATCCCTGCTGCTTGTTCTGCCGGTCCTTGGCGATGCCCTGCTCACCGAGTTCTCGCATGACCTCGCGCATGGCCAAGTAGACCTTGGAGGCTGTCGGCGCTGGCTGCATGCCGTCCGGCGTATCCTTCACCTCGACCCAGTCGCCGGGCTTTTGCAGGCGCTGGATATTACGGGCCTTCTCAACTTCGGGGATCATTGGATGGAGCCTCCGGTTTTACGGGTAGGTGGCGAGTTCGGTTTACTGGCCGGCGCGCCGAGGTGTGCGTGGTAGCGAAAGTACCGCTCTCGGCAGATGCGGGCGAACAGCGTCTGCGCCAGCGGGTTGTTCAGGGTCTCGATCATCTGGAAGTGCCACTCGAACGGGCACAGGTATACGCACGCGCGCATGTACTCCTCGAGGGGAAGCGACATCAGCAGGGCGATGGCCTGCAGGACTTCCGGCGGTGCGTCGTAGTCAGAGCCGTCCGCCATCTTCATGATGGGGCTCGCGGGAGCATTCAGGTTCAGCACTGCCGGCGCCTTGGTCTTGTTGCGGGACAGCCAGTGTAGCAGCTTTCTCCAGCTCATGCGCTGGCCCGGGCCAACTCTTCCTTGGCGGCCTCGGTGATCCCGCGCTCGCGCCCGACCTCGCGGAACTTGCGCACCATGCGCGTGAGCGGGTACGGCGCGCCCTTGTAGAGCACTGGCTGGATGTGGCGCATCTCGTCGCGCGGCACCACGGAGTGGGCGACGCCGGTGTCCGTGATGCAGGTGATGTGCAGGCGCGTGCGGCCCTCGCGCAGTAGAGATACGCGCCAGCCCTCGCCGTCGTGGAAGCGCCCGGTGGTGTATTCTGACTCGGTCATGACAACCTCCTTTGCGGAGGTCGAATTATACTCGCATCACTTTGGTTTGTCCAGTAGCGGATGCTTCGGCAGGTTGAAGGCATTGAGGTCGGCGTCTGGGTCGTCGACTATGAGTTCGCGCTCGGCCTGTTCGACGTCGCGCGTGTCCGTACGGTAGACGCCGATCATGGTGGCGTCCGTGAGCGCGGTCGCGGCGCGGCGAGCCCCCGGCGCGCACGTGACGATGTAGGGAGCGTCGACGGTCATGGGCGTGCCGCCCTCGCTGACTAGGAGGACGGTGCCGGCGGTGACCATGAACACGTGCTCTACCTTGTGGATCTTGCCGACGGCGACGGTGCCGGCGGGCAGGAACATTTCCCTGACGTAGATGCCGTTGATCCAGTAGTGCCGGGTAACCAGCTTCGCGCGCGGTAGTCCTCGCAGAGCTTCAGACAGACGCTCGATCTTGTCTCGAGTGACTGTTGTGACAGTCTTACCGTGACGGATGGCTGGGAGATGATCTCCACTCCGAAGTTCATCTCTCTCTGACTTGACTACGTCAATGATTGACTTCCACTTGGACATAAAATTTATGCTGCCTGAAGGTGAGATTTCTGGACATGAGACCCCCTACCCCCACAGGGTAAGGGGTTCAAATCTGCCTGATGGAGCCGACTCCTGTCATGCTGACTCGCGGCCTTCATTTACCGTGGCGCCGCGATTTAACCCCTGCCACCGCGGCCAGTGTATCACGTTCTAGGCGCGCGAGGCTCTAGCGTACATATTGCGATACAGACGGCTCACGCAGCACAAGATGTGGTAGGCTGGCAAAATGACTGAGTATATTCAGGGATCGCCATGCAAGCGAGGGCACAGCGGAAGGCGTTACGCAATCGGCGGCCATTGCGTAGACTGCAACCGCGCTCTAACAGCAGCCGCAAACAGATTAAAGCTGCCGCGCCCAACCAGACCAATGCCGGACGCTTGTGAGCTGTGCGAGGCTCCTAGGATGGCGGATAGGAAGCTAGGCCTAGATCATGATCACGAGACCGGGAAGTTTCGGGGATGGTTATGCAGGCGCTGCAACACCATGCTGGGTCACTTCGGGGATAATATCTCTGGCCTGATGCGGGCCATCGAGTACTTGCGGCGTGCTATACTTTCCTGAGGAGGTCGCAAACAACCAAGCGACCCGACCCGCGTGCGCACCCTTTGCGGTGGCACCTCGAGAGCGGGCATTACCTAGGCCGGCAGCGTGTTCGCGACACCGCCGGCCAATTTTTTGTGCTACACTCGGAGCCTTCAGTTCGTGGAGGCTCCATGCACCAAGTCCTCGCCGCGCTAAAAAGCGCCATTCAACTCGTGCCCCTGAATCAGCCGAGACTCGATTGGGCACACGCGGTGATTGACAAGGCGCAAGACCTGCTCGACAACGGTTGCGGCCAAAACAGCGAGTTCGAGAGCTTCTGGAAAATCTATCCTCGCAAGGTCGGCAAGCCCGCGGCGGCGCGCGCGTGGATGCGAATGGACGGCGACAAGCACTGGGAGCTGATCCGCGCCAACATCAACTCGCGCATTGCCAGCAAGCAGTGGGAGCGCACGCCCGAGCGCGTGCAGTACATCCCGCATCCGACGACGTATCTGAACCAGCGGCGGTGGCTCGACGAAGGCCTGCCGGTATCACAATCGGGGTGGCGAGATGTTTGACACAACAGTTGTAAAGTCTCCCGACGTTCATGTGCGGGTAGAGCAGAATCCTCACGATGCCGCAGACGCTGCGCGCCTATACGGTGAGCTGAAGCGCCGCGCCGAAGATGAGGTGGCTACCGCGGTGGTGCAGAAGTTCGGAGCCTTCAACGAACTGCGCGTCGTAACAGTCGAGTCGCGCCACTACTTCGACACCAACAGTTTCGCCGCCCGCGTCATCTTCGACCTGAACGGACACCGGTACGATTTCATCGTCCACCCGGAGCGGGAGAAGGTCGCGGACGCCGTGCAGCTGGCGGCTTACGAGGGCATCGCGCAGGAGATCGCGGCCATGGCCCTGCGGGCGATCCTGCCGAGGTATCTGCGGAAATGACGCCGTCACAGATTTCCGACATGCTGGCCTCTCAGGTAGAGAGCGTCGTCCACGACCTGCTGCCCAACGGTAAGCGCGAGGGCCACGAGTGGTGCGCGGCCGATACCAGCGGCGCCGCCGGCAAGAGCCTGAAGGTGCAGCTTGTCGGCGCGCGCGCCGGGCTCTGGAAGGACTTCGGCGACAGCAGCAAGGGTGGGGATCTGATCGACCTCTGGGCCGCGGTGCGCGGCATAAGCCTCGGAGAGGCCATCAGGGCGGCGAAAGACTATCTTGGCATCCGAGACCCCCAGTTCGACGGCGGCCGGCGCAAGGAGTACCTGAAGCCCGAGAAGCCAGAATCCCTGAAGCGCCTGCATGCCCGTGACGACGCGTGGCAGTTCCTGCACGGGCGCGGTCTCAAGCCAGACGTCATTGCGAATTTCAAGGTGGCGACAGCCCACGGAGGCGCCTGCGTGGTGTTTCCCTCGTACACGCCCGGCGGCGAGGTGGTGCACATAGGCTACCGCAACGTCGCCGAGAAGAAGTTCTGGGCGAGTAAAGGCACGCGGCCGGTGCTGTTCGGCTGGCAGGCGATGCCAAAGAATGCGCGCGAGGTCGTGATCACCGAGGGCCAGCTCGACGCCATGTCCATGGCGCAGTACGGCTTCCCCGCGCTCAGCATCCCCTTCGGTGCCGGCAAGGGCCACTACGAGTGGATCACCGAGGAGTGGGACAACCTCGAGCAGTTCGACACCATCTTCCTCGCCTTCGACATGGACGAGGCCGGCAAGGGCGCGGTGGCCGAAGTCATCGACCGCCTCGGTCGCCACCGGTGCCGCATCGTGAGCCTGCCGCGGAAGGACGCCAACGAATGCCTCATGGGTGGCATCGCCGCCGACATCATCCGCGACGCCGTCTACAACGCGCAGGCGATGGACCCGCGCGAGCTGCGCGTGGCGACGTCGTACGTGGACGAGGTCTACCGGGAATTTCATCCATTAAATCAAGCACTTGTGGGCTTCAATCCGCCGTGGCAGCAGCTGGGCTCGCAGTTCGCGTTCCGCTACGGAGAGACCACGATTCTCGCTGGAGTCAACGGCCATGGAAAGTCAGAGGGGGTCGGACATATCACGCTCGCAGCTCTCGCGCAGGGAGTGCGTAGCTGTGTGGCTTCGCTGGAGTTCAGGCCCCGGAAGTGGCTGGCTCGTGTCGCGCGGCAGGCGCTGTGTACCTACACCCCCGAGCGTGATCGTCTTGACGCCCTTAATCTTTGGTACGGAGACAAGCTCTGGGTGTTCGACGTTGTGGGACGAGCCAAGATCGAGCACATGCTAGAGTGCTTCCTCTACGCCTACCGGCGCTATGGCGTGAAGCTGTTCGTCGTCGACAACCTGTCGAAGTGCGGCATCGCCGAGGACGACTACAACCGGCAGAAGGAGGCCATGGAGCAGTTCACGGCATTCGCCGTCGAGCACGAGGTGCACATCATCGTCGTCGCGCACATGCGCAAGGGCGACGGCAGCCACGACTACGAGAAGGGCGGGAAGTGGGGCATCAAGGGATCGGGAGCGCTCACCGACCTCGTCGACAACGTCATCATCTGGTGGCGCAACAAGCCCAAGGAGGACGGCCTCCTCAAGCTGAGCATGCCAATCAACGCCGCCGAGGGCGAGACCGAGGAGGCGCGCGCGGCGCAGCGACTGGCGCTCATCGAGAAGGCCGACGCCATCTGCGAGGTCGAGAAGCAGCGTAACGGCAGCGGCGAGGAGCCGCGGCAGGCGCTGTGGTTCCACAAGGAGTCCCATCAATTCCTAGAGCGGCGCGACGCCGCACCACAGAGGTTCGTATGAAATCTGCAATTAGCACGGTCTTTGGGATGCTTGGTGGCGTGTGGCTAGCCTCGCTGTTCTACCACAATTTCTTCTACGTTCAAGACTGGACAACGGTGCCGGTGATATTAACCGGGCTCGTGATAGTCGCGATGGGCACTTTTGCTGGCGTGTTTGTTGGGGAGTGGCTTGAGGACAATACGTGATGGAAGACGAGGATCCGGTAATCGCGGCCGGCAAGTGGTTTTTGGCGTCGCTGCAGTTCGTGGCCATAGTGTTCAGCTTCCTCATCATCATGAACATGGTGACCGAGAACACACGCGGCATCCCGCACAGCATGTGCGTTGAGATGACTCCGGGAGAGCTGGCCCCGGCGACGCAGCCGTGAGCGACATCGTAGCCTACCAAGGCGAGGTCGAGTTCGACGGCGTGTTCTTCGACGACGTCAGCGGATGGCGCGTGCGCTTCCGCCTCATCGGCACGCCCGGAGCCGTAGACCGCGCGAACCCAATGAAGAAATTCACGAAGCGCCGCGGTGACCGCGCCGGCACCAGATTCCGCGCCGCGCTGAACCCCATCGCCTTCGGGCGCGAGTTCGTCGGAGATGTTATGCTGGTCGCGTGGGCCGACGGCACCAGCGGGTGGACGGCCACGTTCGAGGTCGATAAGCACCCCGAGGAGTTCTTCGGCAGCTTGCGCCGTAAGGCCGACCGCATCGGCACGCGGTACATGATGGTGCTGGCCGAGATTGATCACGACGAGAACGTCGTCAACCAGAAGATGAGGGAGCGCGTCGAGCGCGCGCAGGCCCTCGGCAAACAGGCGCGGTCGCTCAGCAACTTCGCCGCGATGCTCGTAAAGAATCCTTCATTCCATGAGTGGCTGCGGGAGACCGTGAACGCCGTCGACTGGGGCGAGGAATCGGCTGACCGCTGGCTCAAGCACGAGCTGGGGATAGAGTCCAAGGCCGACCTAGATGACGCCCGCAACAGCAGGGCCATCGAGAAGTATGTAATACTACGGGCTCGGTTCGATGACTGGAATGGAGACTCGCGTGAATATCATTGACAGCGGCCCAGACTTCTACGTTACGTGGCAAGACCTTGTCGGCATGCTGTGGTCCCGCGTCAAGCGCCGGCTGAGATTGTTTCATGGTCGGCCGCGCGGCGAGTCTATGACTGGCTCGGCGTGTTACCACGGCTCACTTCGCGTGAAGTCCGCTACGGAGCACGGCGTGCACGGGCTTTACCGCTATCTTATCATCATCGCCAAGTGCCGCGGATGCGGCGAGGAATGGCGTCTGCAGGCCCGGAATCCCGGCGTCCTGTCCAGTCGCCCGACGAGTCAACGCTACGACGATTGCGATGGGAAGACGATCCATGACGACGGAAATACAAAAGCACTGGACGCGGGTGGCGAGGCTGGGGTGCTGCATTACACACGAACCGAATCCGACCCTGCATCACTGTCACGGCGGCTCGTTGCGGACGCTATCGCAAGCCGGGAGGCAGGGTGGGGGCGGCATCCACAAGGGGCTGGGGCAGAAGACCAGCGACTGGCTGGTGATCCCCCTCGTCGCAAGGCTGCACAGCGCCGGCCCGCAGGCAATCGACGGCGGAAGCATAAGCGTTAAGGAGTGGGAGGAGTTGTTCTTCACCCAAGTCTACTTGCTGGAGTGGGTGTCGCGACAGATTGGTGTCAACGTGTTTGCGAAGGCCGGGTACGATCACCCTGTGCCGGGGATCAGGGAATGAAGTTCGAGCCGCCGAAGATCAACGACTACTCAGAGAGCCAGCACCAGAAGCTGTGCGTCGAGTACGCTGATCGGCATCCATGGGGGCCGCTGCTGATTTGCATCCCTAACGGCGCACACCTAGCCGGTGACTCATCGGCCCGCTCGCGGCAGATGAACCATCTGAAGGCCATGGGCCTCAAGCCCGGGACCAGCGATCTGTTTCTGGCGATGCCCGTGAAGCAGTATCACGGCGCGTGGTTCGAGATGAAGAAGATCGGCGCGCGCAAGCCCAGCCCCGAGCAATATGAGTTCCTGTTGCGCATGGAGAGGCAGGGATACTACGTCGACGTCTGCTACGGGTTCGATGAGTGGCGTTACAGCGCGCATCGTTATTTCGCCGGGCAGCAGTCCCTGCTTGGCGCCGAGGATAATACGGTATGACCGGGACATCTCTTGTCGAGCGCGAGGTTGGCTGGGAGTATCTCACCGGCAAGCAACGCGCGTTCGCCGTGGCGTGGGTCAAATACCACGACCCTCAGAAGGCGCTCACCGAGGCCGGCTACGCCAGCGTGGAGTCTAGCAACCCCAGCCGCGACGCCGCGCGCCTGATCAAGCGCTGCCGGCGCTTCATCGACCACCTCGAGGAGACGGCGCTGCGCGAGGCCCGCATCAGCATCGCCGGCATCCAACATGAGTACGCCAAGGTTGGGTTCTCTAACCCGCTCAACTACGTCGTCGAGCTTCCCGGTGGCGGCCACCGCGCGAAGATGCTCACGGAGTTGACGCGCGCCGAGGCTGCGGCCATCGAGTCCTTCACCCTGCTCCCGCTCTCAGTCGCCGGAAAGCCGGACATCTGGGTGTTGGGGGAGATCAAGTTCCACAACAAGATTAAAGCCCTCGACAGCCTGTGCAAGACCATGGGCATAGGGCTCAAGCCGCAGCCGGGCGAGCGCCCGCCTGAGCCTGCTCGATACGACCTTTCGCGTCTGCCAGCCGCCAAGCTGGCCGAGCTTGAGGGTATACTACGTGCTGCGGCCAACACGGTATCCGATGCCCGGGACAGCTCTGCGATCCCGGGTGAGAGTTCGGGCGCCGGTGGGCAGCAAATTCCGTCACTGAGCCGGCCAGCCCGGTGACATGTTGCCCGCCGGCCCTCGGCATGGAGACCAAGTGAAGCAGCCCAAGCGTCCGCGCATTCTAGTGACCGATATTGAGACAGCGCCTCTGGAGCTGTACGGGTGGCGGATCTGGGACGAGAGCTTCAGTCTGGATCAGATCAAGGAGGACTGGACGATCCTGTCGTTCTCCGCCAAGTGGCTTGGCGAGGACAAGATTATCTACATGGACACCGGTGGCCGTGGTCGCCGCTGGGTTCGCCACGACCGCAAGTTGATGAAGCCGCTGTGGAAGCTGCTGGACGAGGCCGACATTGTCGTCGCACAGAACGGCAAGAAGTTCGACATGCGCAAGATCAACGCGCGCCTGATCGCCCACGGCTTCGGGCCGCCGTCGCCTTATCGCGTCATCGACACCATGCTCGTGTCGAAGAAGTATTTCGCGTTCACGTCGCAGAAGCTGGCCTACACCTCCGTGTACCTGAAGCTGCAGAAGCAAAAGGACGAGCATCCCGAGTACCCGGGCTTCAAGCTGTGGAAGGCCGTGCTGCAGGACATCCCCGAGGCGTGGCGCGTGATGAAGCGCTACAACAGGCAGGACATTCTCGCGACCGAGGGCGTGTATCTGAAGCAGCGGCCGTGGATCGAGAACCATCCGAACCTCGGCGCCTACTCCGATGAGGAGCGTCCCATGTGCCCGGCGTGCGGGAGCGCGCGCATGAACAAGGACAAGAACCGCCGCAGCGTCAAGCAGCAGGGAGTCTACATCCAGTACAGGTGCGGGGACTGCGGCCACTACGCCCGGGGGAAGACCATGCAGCTATCGATTGCCAAGCGCAGATCGATGCTGGCGGCGCCATGAAAACCACGCTGCTTGCTATACTCCTGTTCGTGATCGGCGCCGCGTCTGGTTACTGGCTGGACCGCAGTCTCAGGCACTTCGCGATTCAGGTTCACGCAACTTGCGCAAGGGCGATGACAATCTGATGCCATACATTTCGCACGAGGAAAAGATCGACATCGACGCGGGGATGCAACCCGCGACGCCGGGCCAGCTGACATACGCCATCACAAGGCTGGCCGTGCGGTTCGCGCGCGAGCAAGGCAAGATCCGATTCGCGACACTGTGTCTCGTGATAGGTGCCATTGTGTGCGCGGCCTTCGAGTTCTACCGGCGCGTTGTTGCGCCGTACGAGGACGCCAAGATGGCGCAAAACGGAGACGTGTACCTTGAGTAAGCTCTACCTCGCGGGACCGATGACCAACATCCCGCAGTTCAACTTCCCCCTGTTCCATCGCGCGGCGAAGTACCTGCGCGGTCAGGGCTACGACATTGTCAGCCCGGCTGAGATGGATTCGCCGGCAGTGCAGGCCGCGGCCATGGCGAGCCCCGACGGAAAGCTCGACGCCAGCCACAAGATCGCTGGCGAGACGTGGGGGCAGATCCTCGCGAAGGACGTCATGCTCGTCGCCGACGAGATCGACGGCATCGTGTTCCTTCCCGGCTGGGACAAGTCCCGCGGCGCCAACCTCGAGGCCACTGTCGGCCTACTGGTCAACGCGCGCGAGTTCACGTTCTACCGGTTCGATCCCGAGACCGGCACCGTGTTCGAGACGCCGAAGTTCATGATCCTCGACGCCCTGCACCGGGCCATGGGAGAGAGACTGTGACGGATACCAAGCCATCGAACCCCAAGGACATCATCGGCTCGGCGAAGCTGGATCTGGGTCTGGCGCCGGACACCATGGAGGTCATGGCCGCCGAGGCTTTCCTCGAGGGCGCTCTGAAGTACGGGCGCTACAACTGGCGCATCAAGGGCGTGCGGGCGTCGACGTACCACGCCGCTCTCAAGCGCCACATCAAGAAGTGGTGGAACGGCCAGAACCGCGACAAGAAGACGAACGTGCATCACCTGTGCAATGCCATGGCGTGCATCGTCATCATGTACGACGCAGAGCTGTACGGCAAGTTCGAGGACGACCGGCCGCCGTGCCCGAACCCGGATGCGATGGCCGAACTCATCGACCGCATGGAGTCTCAGGTCGCGCACCTGAAGTCCCTGTTCGCTGATCACAAGCCTCACCAGTACACGATCAAGGATACTCCGCAGCACGAGGATGGCGCTGCGTTTGTTGGGGAGCCACCGACTGAGGCTGAGCTGGATGAGCTGCTCGATGCACAGCTCAACGGCGCATGGGCAGGCGCGTTCCGCGTGAGTCTGTAGCATGCCCGTCTACCAGTTCGAGTGTGTGTTCGGCCACGTCTCCGACGATCTGGTGGCTTTGGAGACGGCGGAGATCGCGAGGAATGCCGGCGTTGACCTAGCAATCAAGTGCCCGGAATGCGCCAAGCTCGGGATGTCCGAGTACGCCCACAAGGTGCTCTCTGCAACGAAGACGAATTTCCGGCACAATGATCGGAGAGCTTTCAAGTAGGAGGTGACCCGTGTTCGACAGAATCTTTGAGCTGCTGCAGACTGTCGCCGGTCACCTAATTCCCTTCATAGTGCTCCAGCCATACGAGGCCGGAGCGCTCGTGCGCCTCGGCACATTCAAGCGCGTGCTCGGTCCCGGCTTCCACTGGGTGATGCCATTCGGCATCGACATGGTCTGGCAGGAGCACACCACGCCCCGCACCGACCATCTCGCCGGCCTCTCGACCACGACCAAGGATGGCAAGAGCATCGGTTTCGACGCCATCATCACGTGGCAGATCAACGACGTCGAGAAGGCGGTGCTGCGCGTGACGCAGGTGAAGGACGCCATCGCCGACACGTGCACGGGCATCATCGGAACCGCGCTCACGGAGTCGACGTGGGAGGACATCATCCACGGCGCCGCCGTCGAGGGCCTGACTAAGACCTGCCGCGCGCGCGGGTGGAAGTGGGGGATCGAGATCATGCAGGTGCAGCTCTCGGGCGTATCCTTGGTCAAGAACATCCGCATCAGCCAGTCACACGGTCACATCGAGGTTTCTCACGGCCTTTGAGATAGTGGTATGCTAATGGAGCATGCCGCAGTCAAAGCCGGTGAGGCTACCCAAGACGCCGGCCCTCGGCAGTGAACCACCCAAGGGGGAGGCGCTCAGGCGCGTCCAGCCCAAGATCACGTACAAGAAGAGGCGCACCAATGCCCAAGTCCCGAGCGGTTCGTAGCGCAGCCCCCGGCGGCGGAATCCCGCGCCTGCCCATGCGCCAGATGCAGCGCCCTGTCTCCGCTGTGCCCCCGCGCGCCCCCGGCGCCGCGCCCACCACCCAGCCCGTCCTCGGCGGCGCCCGCCCGCGCCCCGCGCGCCCCGCCGTGCGCCCCAAGGCCCCGGGGAAGCTCCCCATGCCGTCGCCGGCCTCGCAGGGCCCCAACCCTCAGGCCCCGGCTCTCGCCCGCGCCAAGCGCTCCCTAGGCACGCAGAAGCGCAAGATCGGTGCCAAGCTGCCGCAGGCACAGGGCGCCCCCGTTCCCCCGGCACCGGCGAACCCCATGCCGGCCCAGCCAGCGTTCGGCGCCTCCGGCGCCCCGGACGACGCCGACCAGTACTAGGCCGTGGCTGCGGTCGCCGAGGCCATAGCCGGCGGGTTGCCGTCGTTCACCGAGGTCAGCGCCGAGCAGTGCCGGCGCAGCCTGCGCCGCTTCACGCGCGAGAGCTGGCACACCATCGAGAGCGTCGACCTCCAGTGGGATTGGTATCTCGACGCGATGTGCGATCACCTGACGTACGTCTACCTCGGTGAGATCAAGAACCTCATCGTCAGCATCCCCCCGCGGTTCCTGAAGTCGACCGAGGTCTCGGTCATCTGGCCGGCGTGGTGCTGGGCGCAGGACGCCACGCTCAAGTTCCTCACGGGCTCGTACGAAATCGGCCTCGCCACGCGCGACGCCCTGCGCACCCGCGATCTCCTGCAGTCGCCGTGGTACAAGGAGCGCTACGGCCTCGACACGCGCCTGCGCGCGGACCAGAACGAGAAGCACCTCTACGCCAACGAGAAGGGCGGTAGCCGCATGGCCGTGTCCGTGGGCGGGCGCCTCACCGGCTACGGTGGCGACATCATTGTTGTTGACGACCCACACAACCTTCAGACCGTGCACCAAGACACGGCGCGCGAGAACGCGATCCGCTGGTACACGGGCCCGCTGCGCACTCGCGTGAACAATGCCGCCACGGCGCGCCGCGTGGTTATCGGCCAACGCGCCCGCGCCAACGACCTTATCGGCCACATATTGGCCACTTCGCCCGAAGATTACGTCCATTTGTGCTTCCCGAACGAGTTTGTCGGCCATAAGCGCTGCGTCACCAAGCACCCCAAGACTGGCAAGGTCATCTTCCAAGACCCGCGCAAGGCCGAGGGTGAGCTGCTGTGTCCGAAGCGTCTCGACACCGCGGCTACCAAGGCCCTCAAGCACGACATGTCGGGCGGAGACTACAGTGCCCAGTTCCAGCAGGATCCCACCACGGACGGCGGCCTCATCCTCAAGGCAGAGTACTGGAAGCCGTGGGTGAATCCGCCGTGGCGCCCCCGCGCCGGCAGGCAGGCGGAGATCCCCGAGTGCTATCAGGTCATCCAGCTCTACGACACCGCGTTCGAGGAGGGGGAGGAAAACGACTACACTGCCCGGCTGACTCTGGGCATCTTCAGGTATACTGGAGAGGTATTGACGAAGGTCCGTCGACCAGATGGCCGTGTGATCGAGACCCCCGTCAAGCAGGCCCCTCGCAACGCCGCGATACTCGTCGGGGCATGGCGAGAGAAGATCGGGTTCCCCGACCTGCGTGAGGAAGCCAAGCGCTCCTACGAGAAGGTTCACCCCGATTGGGTTCTGGTGGAGAAGAAAGCCAGCGGCCATGCTCTCATCAAGGAGCTGCGTCGCGCCGGTATTCCGGTCAAGGCCGTGAAGATTGACGGCGACGGCGACAAAATTGCCCGCGCCCATACTGCATCCCTCGCTCTCGAGAAGGGCTGCGTGTTTTATTTGCCCGAGTCGACGTTCGCTGGTCCCGTCATCAAAGAGTGCGCGGACTTCCCGAACGGAGAGTATGACGACTGGGTCGATTGCTTCTTGATGGGGCTGATGTGGCTGCGCAAGATGGACGGCGTCCAATTCCAAGAGGAGGCCGACGAGATCCGCTTGTTCAGGCCGTCAGTCCGCAGGGGCATCAGTACGGGGTAGTGCATGGCTCTCGTTGAACAATCACAAGAACGCCCGGTCAAGTCCAGCGCCAAGGGCGCAGACGTCATGACGATGGATGAGGACGGTGACACCGTCGTCAGCTTCGGAGGCAGTGACGGCGATGACGACGGCGATGCCGAGGGCAAGCTCGGGCGCAGCGAGCAGGACGAGAACCTCGCCAAGTATCTGGACGCCAACGCGCGCCGCGCCATCGGGCAGAAGCTGAAGGACTACGTCGAGGTCGACGAGCGTTCGCGCGTGGATCACCTGCGCCGGCTCAGCAAGGGTCTAGAGATCATCGGCCTCAAGGACATCCCCGAGACCGAGGCCGTGTTCGACGGCGCGTCCATGGTCAATCACCCGGCGCTCGCCGAGGCCATGGTGCAGTTCCAGTCGCGCGCCATCAACGAAATCTTCCCGCCCACCGGCCCCGTCAAGGTGCAGGTCGAGGACGGCGCTGGTGACGACGAAGAGGATCGTGCCGACCGCATCGAATCCTACATGAACCGGCAGCTGACGCGCGACGACAAGGAGTACTTCTGGGGCGTCGACAAGATGCTGTTCTACCTGCCGTTCGCCGGCAGCGCGTTCAAGAAGTGCTACTACGACATGCAGAAGCGCATGCCCGTGGGCCGCTTCATCAACGTCAACGACTTCATCGTCCCCTACGACGCCGAGAGCCTGCCCGGCGCCAGCCGCTACACGCATCGCTACTACATGACGGCGAACGACTTGAAGCGCGCCATCGCAGACGACGAGTTCATCAAGCCCGTAAACATGTGGAAGCAGCCCTACGTTGCCAACGTCGGCTCCGAGAACCCGCGCGAACTCTCAGACCTTGCCGACAAGCGCACTGCCGTGCGGCACGACGACGACAACGTCTACGAGCTGTGCGAGATGCACATCGATTTCAACTTCCTCAAGGAGAGCCACCCCATCGCGTCCGATGACGTGATCGTGCCGTGGCTCAAGGTCGACAGCGGATTCGTCGACGAGGTCGGGATCGAGAACAACAAGTTCGCGTACCCGTATATCATCACCTTCGACCGCGAGTCGTGCGAGATCCTCAGCATCAAGCGCAACTGGAAGAAGAACGACCCGCAACGCCGCAAGCGCATCTGGTTCGTGCACTACAAGTACCTGCCGGGCTTCGGCTTCTATGGATTCGGCATCCTCCACCTCATCGGCAGCCTCGGCGCGGCCGCGAGCGGCGCCCTGCGCATCCTCCTCGACGGCTCGCTGTCGTCCAGCGTCAGCGGTGGCTTCCGCACGAAAGAGGCGCGCATGGCCGGCGAGGTCAGGTTCAAGCCCGGCGAGTGGGTCGACGTCGACCTCGCCGCCGAGGAGCTGGCGAAGGGCTTCTACAGCCCGCCGTTCAAGGAGCCGACGCCCGCGCTGTTCCAGACACTCGAGTTGCTCATCAAGGGCATAGAGCGCTTCAGCTCGACGACGGAGGCCATGGTCGGCGACTCGCCGAACACCGGGCCCGTGGGGACGACGCTCGCCATCATCGAGCAGGGCAGCAAGGTCTTCAGCGCCATTCACAAGCGCCTGCACGTGTCGTGCAAGGACGAGTTCGAGATACTCTACACGCTGAACGCCGAGTACATGGGTGATGCTCCGTATCCGATGGACACGGAGAAGTTTCAGGACGAGAGCGGCCAGCAGCTGCTCATCGGCTCCGACTTCAATTCGAGCGGCAAGCACGAGGTGCGGCCGGTTAGTGACCCCAACATCTGGTCGCACACGATGCGCATCGCCATGGCGCAGGGCATGCTCTCCCTCATCGCCAGCGATCCTTCGCTGTACAGCGAAAAAGCCAAGCGGCGCGCACACCGCGCCATGATCAAGGCCCTGCGCTTCAACGACGTCGACGACTACATGTCGGAGTCCGCGGACGTCCCGATGGATCCCGTCAGCGAGAATCAGGCGATCATCGCCAACACGCCGGTGCGCGCGTATCAGGATCAGAACCATCAGGCGCACATCGCCATCCACAAGCAGTTCATGCAGAGCGCGATGGCCGCCCTCGATCCGGCGCTGCAGCAGAACTTCCAGATGGTCATGGCCGCGCACATCGCCGAGCACATCGGCATGCAGTACCGCACCGAGATCGAGCAGCAACTCGGCATCCCGCTGCCGCCGTTCGATCCCAAAGACCCGGAGAAGAACGAGCTGCCAACGGACGTGCAGGCTCTCATTGCCGGCGCCGTCGCGGCGAAGATCAACCCCGCGCAGCCGGGCCAGCCCCCGGGCGGGCAGCCGCCGCCGAGTCCGGAGCAGATCAAGGCGCAGGCCAAGGCCGCCGAGGATCAGGCTACGACGCAGCGCAAGAACGTGTCCGCTGCCGCCGACGAGCACCGCAAGGACGTGCAGGCCCACGCCAAGGAGAAGCGCCTCGACGCCGAGCTGCGCGCGCGCCTCATGCGCGAGGGCCTCATCAGTCGCCCGCGCGACATCAGCCTGCCCAGCGACGAGGACACGATGTCTCCCAATCCTCAGGGGCCGCCGCCGAGTGGTCCGGCATTCGGCGCGTCTCAGGGCGGGCCGCCGCAGGGCGCACCGCCGCCGGGGATGTGATAGGCTGTGGCCGCGCATCCACTTCCGGCTGAGGTCAGGGCCGCGCGGTCCTTTCTCCGCCAGCGCGGGATTCGCACGGAAGACCTGAGCCCGCGCACGTTCGCGTCCGCGGCGAAGGAGTCCGGGGCCGGGTTCAAGAACACCCTGCGGACCATCGGCCACATGATGATGGGTGGGCAGAACAGCGCGGCGGACCTCCACGCCCGGATCCAGAAAGAGGCCGGCAATGAAGGATACGACACCGACGATGGGGGAGCTGGCGGAGCGTAGCGCCCGGCTCGAGGCGGAATATCGTGGCCTCGGCGGCAGCGAGCGTGCCGAGGATCGTGATAGAATGCGGGCGATCCAGCGAGAGCTGGAGCAGATCACCAACCAGTATCTGGAGGCTGCCGATGGCCCGCGAGTACGAAGCAGTTCAAGAAGCGTTGTCCCACTTGCGCGACGACGTTAACCGTCGATTCGCTCAGGGGCTGCCGCACGAGGACTACCTCAAAGAGGTGGGCCGGCTCAAGGCCGTGTCAGAGCTGGAGGAGACGGTCAAGAAGCTGAAGCGACAGAGAGGAGATAGCGATGACGCTGGAACTGCTGACGGGGGAGTTCGACGAGGTATTGGAGCTGACCGACCAGCTTGGGAAGACGTCCCATTTTGACGTAGAGACTCCGGTCGTCGAGCCGGGCACGTGGTACGTGACCCTGCTCTGCTACAAGCCCAACGAAGAGACTCGCGGCGGCCTCGCCTTCGCGTCCTCAACCATCGAGGCGCAGAACGTATTCCAGAGCGTGGGCAAGGTGCTATACGTCGGCCCGCTCGCGTTCAAGGGACGCACCAACAGCGGCCTCGACATGTCGACGGGGCGCGTGCCCAAGGTCGGCGAGTACTGGGCGTATCCGCGTCACGCCGGCCAGCCGTATCCGTTGCGCGCGAAGTGGCCCACCGGCGCCAAGGCCATCCAGCTCGTGCTGAAGGACACGGAGCTGCTCGGCTACGTTCCCGACCCCGCCGCCATTGTGACGTGGGTGGATGCGGGATGACGATTCTCTTGGTGACGGGCGGGAGGGAGTACGACGACCGCAAACGATTTTCCGCCGAACTCGGGCAGTTCCGCCTCCGCGCCTACGAAGACCTCATCGTCAACGGCGGGTGCCCGACAGGCGCTGACTTCTTGGCTCGTCTCTACGGCGAGACGTTTTTTATTCCCGTCCTCACTGTCCCCGCCGACTGGTACAGCGCTCGCGGTAAGGCTTCTGGCCCGTATCGTAACGCCCGCATGCTCAACGCCTTCGGCCTCCGGCCAGACAAGGTTCTTGCGTTTCCCGGTGGAAAGGGTACAGCCTCTATGGTCGGGCTGGCTCGACAGTCCGGAATCGAAATCGTCTACGCCGGCCGCGATGGGTGACGTTCTGCCGCACGAGCGGCGCGCGCCGCGCCCGCGCATTTCAAGGCGCGGATGCTCGTGTCCGCAGTGCGATCCGCGCAGCAACGACGAGAAGATGAAGGCCGTCTTCGAGGGCTTCATCCCCGTCGCCGCCAATCTCCGCGCAGGCAGAAAAACGCCGAAGAAGTAGAGCTGCTATACTGCTTTCAGGTGACACGCTTCGCCTGAGATGGCGAGTTGGTCCCTACCCACTGCACGGGTTCGTCCCGTCAGGCGAATTATAAGAAGAAAGGGACACCATGCCCAAGACCTACGAGCACACGTTCTCTGACCTGAACGGGCAGCCCGACGAACCTGTGGACACACAGGTCGATCTCGGCACACCGGCGCGTGAAGACGCGACCGGCGCCATCATCAACCCGGCTCCGGGCAACCCGGACAAGGGGAAGGCCGATCAGTTCGGCGACCTCGGCGGGAAGAAGGGTGACGCGGACGAGGGTATCGATATCGTCGACGGTGACGAGTCGCAGGCAGCGACCACCACCGATGATGACGAGACCACCGACGGTGAAGACGAAGACCTGAAGGGTCTGAGTCAGTCAGCGCGCCAGCGCATCATGCGCGAGCGCAACCTCCGTCAGGAGGCCGAAGCCCGTCAGCGCGAGACCGAAGCCCGGTTCGCGGAGCTGAACACGAAGGTCGACCTGCAGGCGAAAGAGACCGAGTGGTCGCGCGCCGACGAGAAGGCCGACACCGAGCTGACTTCGCTGAAGACGGCAAAGGCCGCGGCGATGGAGGCCGGCGAGACCGCCAAGGTTGTGGATCTTGACGACAAGATCACCGACATCAAGGCGGACAAGCGTGCTCGAGAAGCGGAGCGCGCTCGGCTCCGTGAGGCGGCGACGAAGAAGCCAGATGCGGCAGCGGCCGCAGCTTCCAAGAAGCTCCACCCCAAGGCAGAGGCATGGATTCAGGCGCACCCCCAGTACCAGAACAACGCCTCGTTCCGAGCTGCGGCTACGGCTGCAGACGCGCTCCTCTATCAGGGCGGTCAGAACCTGAACAGCGACCAGTACTACGTGAAGCTCACGAAGATTCTGGCCGATCAAGGGTTCGACATCAAGCCCGATGACCCGTATCTGAAGGTCCGCAAGCAGCCCCGACCGGGCCCGCGTGGCGGCGGCAGCGACGGAGTCCGAGGTGGTCAGACCAACACGCAGGTCAATCGCGACGCCAACGGTCGCACGCGCGTGGTGATCACCAAGGAAGACAAGGCGATGGCGGCGGCTATGGGCCTCGACGTGAGTGACCCCAACGTGCTGCGCAGCATGGCCCGAGAGAAAATCTCGCAGGCCCGCGCCGAGAGGAGTGAGTGATGGCTACCGAACCCGGGCAGATGAGTGGGGAAGAGAATTTTGTGCCTCGTGTCGATGACTTCGACATGGAGGACGTTCCTGATGAGGCGCTGCGAGCGGAACTCGCCCGGCGCCACAAGAACAAGCAGGCTGCGCTCCGGCGCGATGCGGTTCAAGTCCACGGCGTGGAGCACAGCCACGACACCGCGGACGATCAGGAAGGCGATGTTGACGTAGTCGAGCGAGAAGCCGACGCGATTGAGTGGCAGGATCCCTCGAACCTCGAGGCCCCGCCGCCCCGTCCCGGCTTCGTACAGAGGTGGATCCGCAGCGCGTTCCGTACCGGGGAAGACCCGGCGAGCCTGCAGCGGGCTCACCGTGAGGGATGGCGCCCGCGCGCACTGGGTACAGTGCCGAGCGGGTACGCACCGGCAACCATGACTCACAAGCAGCTCGGCGATGTGATTGCCGTTGAGGGGCTGATCCTTATGGAGCTGCCCGCGAGAGTGGCGAAGGCTCGGAAGAAGTTCTACGACAAGCTCATGGCTGCGCAGAACGAGGCAATCGAGCGCGACATTCACAAAGATGAGCGCCCCGGCAAGCCAATCATTGCCGAGCGCCGCACAACGGTAACACGCGGTCGCCGACCGGACGCGGGGGATTGATCCCCCGGAGTCGTGGTAGGGATCGCATCAAGGAGATTTCTACATGACTTCTACGCTTCCGCAGGGCCCCTACGGCTTCAAGCCGATCCGGCACCAGAACGGTGGTCTCGTTCGTCCCAACACGAACGGTGGATACACCATCGCGTCGAACTACGGCACCAGCATCTTCGCCGGTGACCTCGTGTCGACCACGGGTACGGGTCGCAACGTGCAGGTAACGGCTGTCGCCGGCACCGCGCGCGGCGTCTACATGGGCTGCCAGTTTGTCGACTCGTTCGGCAACGTCCGCTTCGAGAAGGTGTTCGTGACCGGCATTCCCATTGCCACCGGCACCGTGATCAACGCCTTCGTCTACGATGACCCGCTCATCGTCTTCAAGGCGCAGACGGGCAACGGCTCCATCGCCAACACAAACATCGGCGCCTACTACAACCACGGCGGACAGGCCAACGGGTCACTTCTGACCGGCATGTCAGCTGAGTACGTCGACGCCGCCACCCACGCGAACACGAGTAAGACTCTGTTTGCCGTCAACCTCACCCAGATCCCCGGAAACGATTTCGGCGGCTTCTCGGAACTCGAGGTTCTGATCGGTAAGCATGAGCTGAACCCGGGTACGTACGTGGCAACTGGCTCCTAAGCCGGCAACCAAGGGGAATAGCCAACATGGCAATGAATCGTTCACTGTTCAAGAAGCAGCTCCAGCTGGGCTTGAACACCGTCTTCGGGATGGAGTACAACCGGTACCCCGAAGAGTGGCGCGACATCTTCGACATCAACACCTCGGTGAAGGCGTACGAAGAGGACGTGCTGATGGCGGGTCTCGGGACCGCCCCGGTCAAGACGGAAGGTCAGGCAGTGACATACGACGAAGGCGCAGAGTCCTACGTCGCGCGTTACATCCACGACACGATTGCGCTGGCGTTCGCGATCACTCAGGAAGCGGAAGAGGACGGCCTCTACGGTTCCATCGCGGGCAAGTACAGCAAGTCGCTGGCACGTGGACTGCAGAACACCAAGGAAGTGAAGGGTGCCAACATCCTGAACAACGGCTTCTCGGCGTCCTTCCCGGGCGGCGACGGCGTCGCGCTGTTCAGCACCGCGCATCCGATCTGGGGTGGTGGCACGCAGGCCAACATGTTCTCGACTCAGCCGGACCTCACCGAGGCCGCGCTCGAGGCGACGGACATCAGCATCGGCCTGTGGGTCGACGAGCGTGGCATCCGCATGGCTGCCAAGCCCAAGCGCCTCATCGTTCCGAACGGGAACAAGTACGTTGCGCAGCGCCTGCTGTTCAGCGAGTTCCGTCCGGCAACGGGTGACAACGACATCAACGCGCTGAAGTCCCTCGGGACGTATGCCGGTGGCGTCAGCGTCAACCACTACCTGACCGATCCAATCGGCTGGTACGTGAAGACGGACGTGGCGGACGGCCTCAAGCACTTCGTGCGTAAGAAGGTCGAGCGCGGGATCGAGGGCGACTTCGAGACCGGGAATATGCGCTACAAGGCGCGCGAGCGGTACAGCTTCGGCTGGAGCGATTACCGCGGCGCGTGGGGAAGCGCGGGCACCTGATCGCCAGCTCAAGTGGCAATCCAAGAAGGGGCCCGGCGACGGGCCCTTTCTTTTTGGGGTGTGCTACTATGAGCGGGACATTTAGAGACGTGCGTGCTGCGAAGCGCAAGCGAGGCTTGGCTCCGCCGGATCGCTACTGGGCGTGGCGAGAGCCATCGAGCTGGCACCACGAGATGACGCACGTGCCGGCGCGTGCGGAGCTGCGGCAGAAGCTGCATGCGGTGGTGAGCGGCAAGGCGGAAGACGATGGAAACTTCCCCGACCACAAGAAGCCGCACGTGTATTATTGGTGAGCGTGGCTGGTGCAATGGCAGCATGACAGTCTTCCAAACTGACGATGAGGGTTCGAGTCCCTCGCTGCGCTCCATAGTTTAGGCGCCAATGTTCCAAGGCTGGCGACGCCTCCTCCAAAGCGGTGTGGCAAGGTTCGATTCCTTGGGTGCCTGCCAGAATTGTGGTAGACTGCTGGTGTTGACTTAACCTAACCAAGAGGAAGCCACTGTGAAAAACTTTCTTGCCCTTGTGATTCTGGCGCTGTGTAGTCTCTCAGCGCAGGCCCAGACGTCGATTGACCTGCCGACACCGCAGACCCTTGCGCTTGCGCAGCCTGTGCAGACTTTCTTGTGTTACGCCGATCAGGTGAACCTGAAGGTGTATAGCACCGCGGTAACCGGCTTCAGCGCCGACGGCAACTACGTCACGGGTCAGGTTCCGGCCTACTTCACCTGCGGGCACAGCGGGCGCGGCGCTACCATCCACACGTACTACTCGTGCGCGCAGTTGACGTGGGACTTATCGGGGAATCTTGTGAGTGCAACGGACACCGTTCAGTTCGCCAGCAACGGCGCGCCGGCCTCATACAGCTGCCCCGACCTCGGTCTGGTGATGCCGTCGCGAACGCCGCCGAGCACGACGGTGGTCGGTAACTCGTTTACGAACGACGGCGGCTATGTCGCCGAGACGTTGCTGTCACAGCCGTGCGGATCCATCGCCTGCTACGGGCAGCCGATATACGGCCCGATTCTGTTGACGCCTTGATCAGGGCGGCGCCCCGGTAGCTCAGCGGCCAGAGCCGCCGGTTGTCTACCGGAAGGTCGTGGGTTCGAGTCCCACCCGGGGCGCCATATATCGAGCGCAATGCGCTTACGGATCGATTGCTGGGGAGTAGCTCAGTAGGTAGAGCGACTCGCTGTTAACGAGAAGGCCGCAGGTTCGATCCCTGCCTTCCCAGCCAATTCGATGGGAGGGTAGCTCAGCTGGCAGAGCACGCGACCGATAATCGCGAGGCCGCAGGTTCGATCCCTTCCCACCCCCACCACTTCCTGTGCTATGCTTATCAGGACATCTCGATTTGCGAACACAGGAGGCAGGAACGTGAAGAACTAGTACTACCCTCAATTCACATCACATACATAGCAGCGAGAAATAGGCCCCGGGGGTTGCAGACTCCGGGGCCTTCTGCTATCCTGATCTCGTCCATGGTAGCCTCAGGAGGCAGTCACCGAGCGTACGCAACAAAATCCGTAAGCCCAAAAGAAGCGCCGCAAGACTTACATTGCGGCGTTTTCTTTGCTATACTCCGGTCATGATCATAACCTTCCCAGTTGAGCGTACCGAGGGCGGCCAGCTTCAGATGGCGTGGGACAAGTACCAGAGCGCGCGGTGGAGCGGCGGCATGGACGATCTCCCGCTCATCGAGCGCACCGCGGAGTTCGAGCGCCGCCTGCAAGAGATCGTTCGTGGATCGTAGCGAGTGGCTTGGCTTTGTGACCGGCGCTCTCGGCTGCGCGTTGCTATTCGCGGCCACGGTGGCCGTATGCTTTCTCGTCTCCGGGTGCTCGGTCCTCGAGCGCTCGGGCTTCTACCAGATGTCAGACCGGTGGTGCGCCAAGCACCCCGATGCACCAGCGAGGGCATGCAAATGAAAATTCTGTTGGGCGCGAAAGACGGTGGCCCGGAGTCCCGGGTTCGTGTGTGGGGTATCGAGTCCAAGCGCTGGGGGTCGGCGCTGCTGCTCAAGTTTGAGCGCGGCTCGCGCGAGGCCTACCACACCCACGCCTTCAACTCGGTGTCGTGGGTGCTCAGCGGCGGCCTGCTGGAGAAGTTCGTCTTCGGCGCTAAGCCAATCAAGTACCTGCCGTCGTTGCGTCCGGTGCGCACCTACCGCACGACCTTTCACATGGTCGAAGGCATTGCAGCCACCACGTGGGTGCTGAGCTTCCGCGGACGATGGCTCAACCGCTGGCGCGAGTACCTGCCGAAGACGCGCTCGGCAATCGTTTTAACACACGGCAGGAAGGAAATTTCTCATGACGTCGGAGTATGAAGCGTTCGTCCGTAGCACGATGTTTACGAGCGAGAAGCGCGACCCGCGCGTAGCGCTGGCCGTGTACGGGCTCGGGCTTGCCGGCGAGGCCGGCGAGGTCATCGAGCCCATCAAGAAGAACATCGACCGCGACAAGCCCATCGACCCCGAGCAGTTCGCGCTTGAGCTGGGCGACGTACTCTGGTATCTGACGGCGCTCGCCATCAGCGGGGGCTTCACGCTCGAGGACATCATGAAGCGCAACGTCGACAAGTTGTCGAAGCGCGCAGCCGAGGGCACGCACGGGTTCCTGAAGGGGCAGTTGCAGCGATGAACGATAAGACACCGAGCCGCCCGCGCTCGCGCTGGCTGGGCTCGTCATTCCAGCACCGGCCGACGCCGCGCTACGACCAGCGCGCTGACGGCTCCGTGCTCGCCAAGGCCGCATCTAATCCGGGCTGGCACCGCGGCGCCCGAGTGAGGAGGGTGAAGTGAGCAAGCAGTTCACCGTGCGTGCGCGCGAAACGGTCATCAGGGAGTACACGTACGACGCCGAGACCGAGGAGGAGGCGCGCGATGCCTTCCGGCAGGGTGACAATACCTCCTGCTTGGAGGTCGATCTCGTCGATACAGAGATCCTGTCAGTGAAGGAGGACAAATGAAGCAGAAGGCACAGAGGCGCCTCGAGGCCATCCGCCGTCTCGAGGCCACGCCGGCAGACTTCTCCACGTACACCGACAAGGAACTGGACGTCCTCGAGGGCACGCGCTCCGTGAAGCGCAAGGTCACCACCGAGGCCGAGCGCCAGCTCGTTGGCGTTCGCCGCCGCGTCGAGGCCGCACGCCTGCGCGAGCAGTTCGGGCTGGAGGGCAAGTGAAAGTATTCGACACCATCGCCGCCAACGACATCGCCGAGCGTGTAGTGGACGCCGCCGTAGTGCTCGAGCACACCGGGCTGCCGGACGATGAGCTGGAAATCTCATTCACCATCACCCCTGATGAGTTGCGGCGCGTGGTGCTGCAGGCGCTCGAGGATTACAGCGACGCGCAGGAGCCTGCCCCGTCACCGCCGCCGGTGGTCGACTGGAAGCGGCACAGCCACAAGCGCGTGGAAAAGAATGGCCGCGCGGTGTGCGAGGGCTGCGGGGTCGATCTGTGACCAACCGGGTGTTCGTGGACATGGATGGCGTGGTGGCTGACTTCGCCGCTCTCAAACGCAAGCTCGATCTCGATGGCGACCGCGTGAAGAACATCCCCGGCGCCTTCAAGGATCTGAAGCCGCTGCCGGGAGCGATTGAGGCCGTGCGCTCGCTCATAGGTATGGGCTTCGAGGTCTGGATCGCGACGAAGCCGCCCACAGGGAACGCGGCCGCGTACGCCGACAAGGCAGCGTGGATCCTCGAGCACCTGCCAGAGCTGAAGCGCCGCATCATCATGACGCACGACAAGGGCCTGCTCGGTGACGACGAGGACTACCTCATCGACGACCGCGTGCACAAGGCCAACTGCAAGGAGTTCAAGGGCGTCCTCATCGACTTCGGTAACACCTGCGCCGGCTTCCCGGGATGGCCCGAGGTTCTGGAGTTCATGCGCCATGAACGAGATTGGATTGACCGTCTGTCAAAGCTGGTGCATGATGGGCCGCCGCTTGAGTGGCCGCCGATTTACGACGCGATTGGCGCGCCGGAGGACGTATGATTACCATCGACGTAGACATGGTGAAGATCGAGGGCTCGTGGTGGGGCAATGAGGCCCCGTCGCTGGTGATGGATGAGCTGGGCCGCGGCCGCGTGCGCAAGCGCGTGCGCGTCAGGATGTCTGCGAGCATCATCTCTGAGATCGCGCGCAAGCTCTGGGCGCTACAGAAGCAGCACGCCGAAGTCTCAGCCAGCCTGCAGCGCAACCTCAGCAGCCCGTCGTGACCATCAAGCAGGTTTTGCGTGCCCCGGGTGGCGCGCCCGTTAAGGTGTGGACGGACGACGTTGAGGCTTCGGCACTCGTGCAGCTGCAGAACCTGTCGACGCTGCCGTTCATCCACAAGCACGTCGCCGTGATGCCAGACTGCCACTGGGGCATGGGGTCGACGGTGGGCTCTGTCATCCCCACGATCAGGGCCATTGTGCCGGCCGCGGTGGGCGTGGACATTGGCTGCGGTATGATGGCGCACAAGCTCGCGTTGCATGCCGTGCACCTGCCCGACAATCTCGCCGACGTACGCGCGCGCTTCGAGGCCATCATCCCTCACGGCCGCACAGACAACGGCGGCGCCAACGACCGCGGGGCGTGGCACAACCCGCCCGAGGCCAATACCGCGGAGTGGAACCTGTTGCAGGACGACTCGAGGCTGAAGGCCGTCAAGGAGAGGCACCCCGGCGTCATCACGCGCCCAGAGCAGGGCCTGCGACAGCTAGGCACGCTCGGCACAGGCAACCACTTCGTCGAGCTGTGCCTCGACAAGGAGGATGCGGTTTGGATCATGCTGCACTCTGGCTCGCGCGGCATCGGCAACCGCATCGGCACCTACTTCATCGACCGCGCCAAGGAGGAGATGGAGCGCTGGCACATCCGGCTGCCGGACCCCAACCTCGCCTACCTGCCCGAGGGCTCGCCGGTGTTCGCCGACTACTGGCGCGCGTTGTCGTGGGCGCAGGACTACGCCCGCGTCAACCGCGAGCTGATGATGGGCGCGGCAAAGACAGCTCTCGAGGTGGCGCTCGGCCGCGACATCGAGACCACTGAGTGGGCCGTCAACTGCCATCACAACTACGTCGCCGTGGAGAATCACTATGGTCGCAATGTCTACGTCACGCGCAAAGGCGCTGTCCGCGCTCGTGAGGGCGACCTCGGAATTATCCCGGGTAGCATGGGGGCGCGATCCTTTATCGTCAGAGGACGAGGCAATCCTGAGAGCTTCCACAGCTGCTCTCACGGCGCTGGCCGACGCATGTCTCGGGGTGAGGCTAAGCGCGTCTTCACCACTGCGGATCTCGCTGCTCAGACAGCTGGAGTCGAGTGTCGAAAGGATGCGGACGTCGTCGACGAGATCCCGGGCGCCTACAAAGACATCCAGCAGGTGATGGACAACCAGAGCGACCTCGTCGAGATCGTGGCCGAGCTGCGTCAGGTGGTTTGTGTCAAGGGATGACGACCCTCGTTACCAGCAGATGATCGCCGCCGGCTACCGCCCCGAGCAGATCCTCAGTTGTGCAAAAGTGGTAGGGATTCTACCCGGCAGCGGCTGGCACATGTGCCGGTGCCAAGTCGTGGACGCCGACGCCGGTGAGCCCCTGCCGCCGGCCAGCGAGTGCGGCCTTGGCCGAGCGTAAGGCCGCCCCAGCCGATCAGGCCCGAACCCCGGTAGTCAGGGCCACCCCAGAGGAGATCGAATCCCACAGGGCGGCTCTGGAGGCCTACCGGCGCCAAGGAAAGCTCGGCCCGGGCCCCCGGCTCTGGGACCAGCTCACGCCGCCGGAATCAGGTACAATGGGGGATGATGGCGTGGCTTGAGGCGGTCGTGTTCGTTGTCGTAGAGGTGCTGAGCCTCGTAGGCACCGCGCTAGGCTACCTGATCCTGCCAATCCCCTGCGCCCTGCAGGCGTGGCACGACGTGCCGTCTCAGTTCGACGCGACCCGTACCATCGACGCATGGGACTGGGCGCCGCTCAACGCGGTCTTCGGCAACCCCGAGGACGGGGTCAGCGGCCGCTACGCCATGGTCTGGGACAACGGCGCCCACGTCAAGTACATGGACGGGCGCAACCCCGTGTGGCGGGCGATGTGCTGGTCGATAGGGCGCAACAGCGCCGACGAGCTGAAGTACGTATTCAGATGGCGCGGCTCTGGGCCGGCGCCGATATTGCGCGGCACGTGGCTAGGTGGCCGCGAGTGGAAGGCCGGTTGGCAGGTTGAGAACGGCATCCCCGTTCCGGTATTGAGTTTCTGAGGTGACAAAATGACAGGTCGAGCGCACCGGGAATGCCTGCGCAGCACGCACTCCCCGAAGTCGAAGCCGGCGGCAACCAAGCCCGACGGCGCCAAGGAAGATTTTCAGGGGATGATGGACACCGCCGTCAGCAATGCGCGCAGTGGCGAGGGTAAGGGGCGCCCGGGTGATTCCGGCTCCGACATCCTCGACTACCAGAAGCCTTACGAGCAGACGTCAAAGAAGCGGTCGCGCGGATAGCCACCTGCGAAGCGCGGCTTGCGCTTCTGCATCTGTGGCATGCACTAGGATCCCCTTGGGGTTCCTCGTTCTGTTTTTCCCATTCTTGCGGCTGGGCTCGTCTGGTTTAGTGGCTGGCTTGACGCCCTGATATTCTGCCACGAGCTTGTCGACGAATCGCCTCTGACGCATTGTGGCCCGTCCCTTGGCGCGAGCCTTGGCATCGAAGCGATTGGGCGCGTATTGTCTTTGATCCATCAGCTGGGCCCACGTGAAATTTTTCATGGTGCAAGTCGCCAGCTGTTGATGGCAGCTGATCGCTGACGGTCAATCGGGCGCGTGGCGCGCACGCGCTTGCGATACTCGCGATTGAGGTGGCGCTGTACTGCGAGTCGCTCCTCGCGAGTCATGTCGCGCCACCGCTTTCCGAACGCTGGCACATACGGGGGCAGCACCCCGGCCCTGCGCAGGCGCCAGCGCTGCTGGTTGGTGAGGCCGTCGTCTTCTACGCGGACTGGCATCAGCCCTTGACCATAGGCGTCTCGGCGCTGGCTATGACGACGCCGCTGCGCTCGGTCTGCGCCTCGGCCTTGATGCCGAGCAGCGCATTCAGCTCCTTGATCTTGGGGTTCATCAGCTTCTTCGCGCCCTCCTTGATGGCGAACCACGGGTTCTTGCCGTCGACATCGGTCGCGCTCAGCTCGTCCTTGCTCGCCTGCACGAGCATGGCGAAGACGATGGAGCGCAGGGCCATGAGCTGGTCGGCCATGGCGTGGATGATCACGGCCTGCGCTCCGACAGCGTCCTTCAGCGCCTTGCCGAGCGCCGGGTAGGGGATGGTCAGCGGCCACTCGCCGTCGGCGTCGCTGACGATGTGCAGAGGCTTTCCGCAATGGAACCCGGCCGCGCTTCCCATTGACAGCTCGAGGCCGCACTCGTTGCATCGCATCCACTGGAAACTCATGATAGATTTCCTTTCCCGTTCTCAGCAGCTCCGCAGTCGCATGTCAGGAGTCGCCCAGTGATGGCGCTGCACCCCGGCTTGTGGAAAATAGCTCCGGTATCACCTGTCGTCTCGGAAGGTGGTCCGGCTTCGAGGGCAGATCGGGCGATGGCATCGACTTCCTCGTAGTATTCGTCATTGTCTTCACAGCCGCTCCACCAGACAATCCGCTCCAGCGCCGCTCGCAGCCGCTCGATCTCGTCGGCTAAGTCGCGGTTGTCCGCGAGCACGCCTTGGAAATGCTTCTCCCCGGGCTCATTCTCAAGCTCGGTCAGTCGCCGCCTCACTCGCTCGTAATCTTCGAGCAGCACGAACTTGTCGCCGCAGTTGATAGTGCAGTCGCTCGGGCCTTCACATTCATAGACCTTCGGATTTGAGGAAGCCGGAGCATTGCTCATGGCTGCCTGTCCTTTGCGAGTTCGTTGAACAAGTCCAGCTCGTGCTCGCCGCGGATGTAGTAGGCGCCGTTGGCGAACCACGTCCTGACGTCGCGCGAGCCGTCGGCATTGGTGACAATCCCAATGACCTGTCTGCCGTCAGACAGGGGCTCGGTGGTGCACAGCAGCTCGACCGTGCGGTCGTCTCGCGTGAGCACGGGGAAGAGATAGATGGGCTTGAAGCTGCGCGGCAGCAGCGCGATAGAGTGGGTCACTTCACAACCTCCAGCACCTGCGGGGTTACCGGGTGCGCGAAGTAGTTGTAAATCTCAGTGATCTCGGCGAGCCCATCTGAAGTGACTGGCCTGCGGTATCCGTAGAGCTTGCAGCCATCCAGATGGTTGTCCATGTAGTCGCACTGCTGGATCATGTACGCGGGCGCTCCTCCTTGGTTTGCGATCACGATGTGATAGATCGTGAAGTAGGCATGAGGTGATGGGTCGCACGCGCTGAGCGCAAGGGCGCAAAGTGACGAGAGAAGTAACCTACGCATTGGCGTCTCCTGTTGGGACCCCGAAGGCTTCTACCATGGCCGCGGCAATCGGATCTGCCGGCGGCGTGATGGCGATGCGCGGCCCCACGCTGCCGAGGCGCGGCCCCGACTTGCTTTTGCCCGTCTTCGGGCTGTAGAACGTGCGGCCGCTTCGCCTGCCATAATACGCGGCCACGGCCTTGGCGGACACGCCGCGACGGCGCCGGCTGTCGATGTTCAGCGGGGACTTCAGGCACTCCCAGAAGTCCTCGATGTTGATGCGCTGGCCCTCAGCAGGGCGGAGCACGGTGCGAGGGATCAGGCTGTATGGGCCCTCGGCTCCGATTCGGTTCGGCATTGTCGCTCCTCAGGTAAGGCGGAATTGGCTCGAGGCTGTAGCGGCCCTCGTAGCTTGCGAAAGATGAGTCTATCGCGAACGGTCGGTGCTCGCGAAAATGTAGTCCAGCTGCAGCAGCCGCGGCCTCGAGGGCATCGGCATCCTGCTTGCTGGAGATTTCAACGACGACGCGCACGGTATCTCTTCACGGTGTTGCGGATGCGATAGGCCACCCTCTCAGAGTCGTTGCGCGCCTCATCTGGGTAGCTGTTCATAGCGAACAGCCTGATAGCCTGTAGCATTTTGATGCCAAAGAATGCGCACACCGCATCCCAGTTGTCGCTGTCTTTGTAGGTCGGCACCCTGCTATGCCTGAATGCTGTGTCCTCTGTGAGACGCAGGCCCGCCTTTTTGAACTCTGGGATAAAGCAGGCCTCGCCCACCGCGCACGCCCGAGTGCCGCACGTGTAGGGGTCTCGGCCGAACCATGAGGCGAGATCAAAGACTCGCTCGGGCTTGGGTTGGCGCGCGACGGTCTCGAGGTGGTCGGCGAGTTTTTCCAGACGGCGTACGAACATGGCAGCTCCTAGTTGAGATTGGATAATATCACGATGGGCGCGGCCCCGGCGTTGCGCAGGAACTGGTCGACATCGAACTTGGGGTTGCCCTTGGCAATGGTGTCGGCTATGTAGCGCGCGGCGGCGTCGACACCGAGGAGGAAGGCGCCGTACTTCGTCATGCCGGCGGCGAAGGCCGGGCTGCCCTTGGACGGCAGCGCCTGACTGTAGTAGCGGACGTCGTTGAGGGCCGCGGCGAGGCGCAGGTAGTCTGAGCGGGTCATACGGGCTCCTGTCGGTACTGACTGTCGTTGCGCAGAAACACCCAGCGGCCAGCGCGGCGACGGCCAGCACGGTACTCGGCGCTCTCTTCTGCTATGCGCCAAGTGAGCTGGCGATCATTGCGAGGCAGATCCCAATCGCTTGGGGGCACCACGGTGTCGTGAAAGCTCCAGTGGCCGAAGCGCGGATGATCTAAGGGCTGCTCAGGCGGCGAGCATACCTCGCAAAACGCAGAGTGTTCATGTTCGCTGAAAAGGCTCATGGGCGCTTCTCCGGTAGTGGTAGGGATCCATCAGCTGGTGAGTGCAGGGGCACGTTGCGCTTCAGCTCGCCCGCGAGGTCGCGGTAGTCGAAGCGGCGCGCGCATACAGGGCACTCCGCCGCTCCCGTGTTGGGATGCCGGCGGATAGCCTCGCGATACGAGCCTTGGCAGCTCATGTGACCTCAGGGAATTCCGGGTAGTTGAACGCGCCGTACTGGCCCATGCGGGCCCGCGTGTACATAGCCTTGATAGGGCCCTGCGCCTTGCGGTACTGATACTCCATCATCGGAATGTTGCCGGTGTCGCCGGTCTCGATGAAGGTCATAAGCTGCTTGCACGCTCGCGCCGGGATTGGCCAATGCGCCCAGCCGTCGCTGTTCTCGTTGGCGTCACTCGCAACGGCATCGAGAAGGCGCGTGGCCTTGCTGAGCACCGGGTGCAGTTCGTGACGCTGGCGAGCCATGGCGATGTCGTAGTCGTTGAAGAATTTCACTTGAGTCCCTCCATGCCGCGCGTGCTGACTAGAAACGCCAGCATGCTCACGCTGCGGAACTCTTCCCGCTTGCCGACGGCGTCGAGGACAGCGCAGGCGCCGACCAGCATCTCCAATGCCATGCTGGCCTGACGCTTGGGTCCGGTGACGCCCTGAGCCGCGATGCGGTCCCTGATGGCCTTGGTGATGGCGATGAGAATGTTGAGGTCTTTGCTCATGACTCTACCTCAGCGTGAGAGCTGAAGTCCTGCGCCTGAACGCGCGCGGGGATTACGGGTCCGATGTCTCGCAGAGCTGAGGTAGCCTCGCGGCCGTTGAACCATTCCGGTTCCTCGCCCCACGAGCCGGCGCAATAGTACTCGCCGGTGTCGGTTCGGATGATGGCGAAGAGGCGGCTCATGACAACACCCCGCCGTCTGACAGGATGGCGTCGGCGACGTCGCCAACGTAGCGGGGCTCGACTGCCATGGCGCTGCCCATGAACTGCGCGTCCTCAGGGGCGGTGCGCTTCAGCCACTCTCGGCCTGCGTCGTTGAGCGGGCGGAAGAGCGTGATGGAGCCGTGGTTCTCGATCTGGAACTGCGGCTGCTGGTTGGGCTCGAAGAAGCCCGGGATCAGCTCGTCGAGGGGCTTGGCGACGGCGGCGCTCGCCGCGGGCACGATGACGTTGCCCTGCGAGTCGATGCCGTAGGCCTCGCTGCCGTACTCGTTGGCGCCGTCGAGCGTGCGCTTGACCACGGAGGCGTCGACGAACTTGGCGGCGCGGGCGATGTTGCCCGACCACGTGAAGTCCTTGGCGCCGACGTCGGCCTTGACGAGGTAGATGGTCTGGCCGCGGAGCTGGCGGGCGATGATGGTCTTGGTCATGGTCGTCTCCTTCGTGACTGACAGGGGGAGTATAGCAGGGTCCGGGCTACTGCGCAAGCCCCTTGAAGCGGCGCTGCTCGCGCCACCAGTTCAGGCCCACGCGAATCGCGCGGCGCATGAGGCTCAGCTCGAGCGCTAGGCGCTTCATCGCAGGTACACCGTGCCGTGCCAGTTGACGCAGCTGGCGCCGAAGTCGTCGGCGAAGATGGAGCCGCGCACGGGGTTCTTGGCCGGCGCCTTCCAGCCCCCGGCCTTGCAGATCGCGCCCGTGGTCGTGTCGATGAAGCAGTACACGTACCGCGAGCTGAATCCATCGCCGCTGACGATGCGCAGGTAGCGCTTGCCGTTGGGGTCGACGCTGAGGGTGTTCGGGCGGCAGTGCGTGAAGCCGCTGGCTTTGTGGTGGGCGTCGATATGGGCCTGCGCGGCCCGGAGGAAGCCGGCGAGGCGCTCGGCGAAGTCGCGCTCGAGGATCTCGGCCGGGGGCGGGGCGGTCATCAGGTTGTGGGCTGGGGTCATGTGCGTCCTCCTCGGGACTGCGGTTACGATGCGGCATCGTACCATGACGAGAATCGTGCTGTCAACACCGCATAGGGTGCAGAGAATGCGCTATACTGTATACTTAAACAGCCAGCAATGGCCGCGAGTTCCCCCGCGTAAAGGGCAAAACTACTAAGGAAAACAAGAACATGACAGCTCCCTTCAACGGTGCCTACGTCTTCCCGCCGCACCGCGTCTCCGTGACCGACAACCTCCGCGCGGGCAACGCGCTCTCGGCCGCAAACCAGCTTCTCGGCGTGCCGGTCAGTCTCAAGCAGTTCGAGGTGCTCGGCGCCGTCGCCGTAGCGGCAACGAACAACATCCTCACCGCCACGGCGTTCGCCGGTGCGGGCTCGGTGGCGCCGAACGCGGCCCCGGCTGGCGGCTCCCTGATCGCTGGCGTGGCCACGGTGGACTTCCCCCGTAACCTCCAGTTCGTCTCGAGCAACGCGGGCGACACCACGCAGACGATCACGATCACGGGCACGGACTACTACGGCGCGCCCATGACGCAGGCCACGGCCCTGAACGGCACGACCCCGGTCTTCACGAAGAAGGCCTTCTACACCGTCAGCAGCATCGCCTCGAGCGCGGCGCTGGTGGGCAACCTCACCGTGGGCACGGGCCCGGCGCTGGGTCTGAGCTACGCGCTCCTGACCGGTTCGCTCGTGGTCGGCACCAAGAACGTGTCGGGCACGATCTCAGCGGATGCGGGCACGGTCGTACAGCCGGATGCCACGAACCCCGCGACTTCGGCGACGGGTGACGTGCGCGGCACCTACAGCCCGGCAGCGGCCGAGAACGCGGCGACGACCACGTTCTACGTCGAGTACCAGACGCTCGGGGGCCCGCTGAACAGCTCGGCCTTCGGCCAGACACAGGCGTAAGGCGCATGACGCGCATCCACTACCTGTGTGCGAACGGTCACCTGTACACCGCGGAGGTGCCAGCATCGGCCCTCAACGACGGCGCCTACCTCACGGCAACGTGCCCGGTAGACGCCGCCGCGGCCAAGGCTCAGGTGGCCATGAACGGCAACAGCGGACCGGCCTCGGGGATGAACAACCAGACGTCGACGCAGGTCATGCTCAACGGCAAGAGCGGGGGCCTGCAGGAAGGTGCCGCGGCTGCCAAGGGTACTGCGATCCAGAGTCCGCGCCCGAACTACTCGACGTACCCGGGCGTCTACGACGGCTTGGACAACATGGACTGAGCGCCGGGGTGCATGCCCACGGGTATGCACTGCGTCGCGCCGTGGCTGCTTATAGGCGGCCACAGGGGATGATGTGGGCTCGTGCGTTGGGACGTACGCCTGCCTTGCAAGCAGGCTTTGCGAGTTCGATTCTCGACGGGTCCACCACTACTGGTGACGTCACACTAGTGACGTTTTTTGTCAATAACTTACCTTGCCTAGGCAAGTATTCCTAGGCCACGAAAGGATCGGGCATGGACATCGTAGGAGCTGTTGAGGGCGCCATCGAGGGCGCGGTGCAGAGCGCTGAGGCTGAGGCCGCAAAGGTCGAGGCCGCTGTCGCCAAAGACGTGGCTGCGGTCAAGGCCGCGGCGGCGCGCACCTTCGAGTCGTTGCTGACGGAGTTCGACGCCCTCGTCGCCGACGTCCGCAAGCTCGAGGCGCATCTGGGCTTCGGCCCCAAGGCGTGAGGGTGTTCATTGGCATTACGGCGCCGGTGCTCGGCGCGGTGGCGCAGTATGCGGCGCGTGACCCAAAGGCTCTTGCCCTCGGAGGTCATGTGCGAGCCCGCGGCGATGTCGCCGCCATACAGCGGTGCATCAGGGACTACGCGGCCCTGAGTCGGTGGTTAAAGGCCGGGGCCATTACGTTCCCGCGGCAAGCGTTCATGACCGAGAGGTGGCTCTGATGCCTGCTCAGCGATTCACGAAGAAGGCGAACACGCCCAAGAAGCAGCGCCAGTGGGCGGATGTCGAGGCCTCGGCGAAGGCGCGGGGCGCGAGCCCGGGCTCAGCCATTCGTCAGGCCAATGCCGTGGTGCGCGATCACCCGGCCCGGGGGAAATAGTCCATGCGTCGGCTTCGATCCATCATTGGCGGCATCTCAGTAAACACGGCGCTATTTGCCGCTTTGCAGGCGCCGGCTACCGGCGTGCCGCTCACTCTGGCGGCCACGTCAATTCCGGCAGACTCCGGCCAGCTCTACCTCACCGCGGCTCCGGTTACGCTGACGAGCGCGGCCAACCTGAGCGCGATCAGCTTCACTGTTGTCGGCACGGATCGGCGCGGCAATGCGCTGTCCGAGATCATTGTCGGCCCCAACGCCAATACGGTGTCGGGCCACTTCCTGTTCGCCAATATCACCAGCATCACGCCCAACGGCACGAGCGCGTCGACGGTGAGCGCCGGTGTCTCGGGCACGCACTATGGGCCGTGGATCGTCACCGCGTTCCACCTCAGCACAGTCTTTGCCAAGGCGTTGTCTGGCACCACGCAGATATTCGACGTCTACGCAACGGCGCAGAACATCCTCGACGTTGGTCAGTTCCAGCCCGACCCTGTGAACAACTCGTGGGTTGGTGGTGAGGGCCTCATCGTCCCGCAGCCAGCGACACAGTACAACAACGGCGCGTGGCCGCTCGTGCCAGCCAGTCTGCAGGCCGCGGCACCGTGGCTGCTTGGCACCAATCTCGTCCTGCCCGAAGACGATGGCGCGTGGTCTAGCGCGCAGGTGGCTCCGACTACGTTCACGGCGGCAGCGCCCGGAGCCGGTGGCTCAAACACGGGCGGCGAGATTCGTCTCGACCCCACAGGCGCATTCGCATGGCGGCTTGTGTTGGGCGGAGGAGCTGGCGCTGGTAGCCACGTCGCATTGGTGCAGATGGATGTCAGCATCGTCCGCCCGGCCCTGAGCTAATCCTTGTGGCGCTCTGCTACATCGAGGAGTTCTACACCACCAAGGCCCCGCCGGGCTTCCGGTTGCTTCGTCTTGGCGCGAGCCTGCCTCCCGCCATGATCTTGGTATACTGGAGCCTCGGGCGATAACAACAACGAACGGAGGCCGCAGCCATGACACAGACCACAGTCACAATCGACCACGATGCCATCGTCACCTCACTCAAGGGCGACACCGACTTCTTGTCCAAGGTCAAGGGCGAGAAGGGCGACAAAGGCGACAAGGGCGATGCCGTCAAAGGCGACAAGGGTGACAAGGGCGACAGCATCAAGGGCGACAAGGGCGACCCGGGTGACAAGGGTGACTCGGTCAAGGGCGACAAAGGCGACAAGGGCGAGTCGGTGAAGGGTGAGAGGGGCGATAAAGGCGACTCCGTGAAGGGAGACAAGGGCGAGAAGGGCGACTCGGTCAAGGGTGACAAGGGAGTCGACGGCAAGGACGGCGTGAGCATCCGCGGCCCGCAGGGAGCGCCCGGTGCCGATGCCCCGGTGAAACAGATTTACGCCGCGCTGATCGCGCTCGCCGTCGCCGTGGTGGCGCTGGCCGCGCACGCGCTGGGGGCATTCTAATGACGAGCTTGAGTTCAGATCCGGCGGCACAGCTGCTGAGCGCGAACCGCGCCGCGGCGTACGCCAACAGCCCGACGACGAACCCGCCAGCACGCGGCGAGGCGAGTGGAGGCGGCGGCTATCCCGCTGGAGGCGGCCCGGGCGTGCCGAGCGCTGGTCCGACCGCGCACCCGGCGAGTGCCATCGGGCCATTGAGCCCGGGATCAGTCGGTGGTGGGGTCATGCCCGGCCATCAGGCTGGATCGGGGTGTCCGCAGAACACGACGGGTGGCGGCTCACAGGTCGCGGCAGGTGGTGGCGGCAACACTTGGCCCGCGGGCGGCATGGCGCTGCCCTCGGGACTGGGACAGATCAATGGAGGCTCGCCGGAGGCGCAGCCGTCTACGGGTTACGAGCTGGTGAGCCGGACGTCGTAGGCTCGATGAGTTCACGCCAGCGCGGCGCCAGCAGCTGCTCCTCGGCGTCCATGGATTCGACTGGGACGTGCAGCCCGCAGCTGTTGCGGACGTAGATGGCGTCTCCGACCTTGATGGGGTCAACGAACACCGGCAGTGGATTGCTGGCCATGGATAGAGCATAGCAGAGAGCGCAATGTCACTGACGTCTGGAACATACGGTTTTGCCCCTGAAGTAGCGGAGATGGTCGCCGAGGCATGGGAACGCCTTGGCATCGAGCCCGAGACCCTGCGCGCGCGTCACGCCGTCTCGAGCCGGCGCAGCCTCAACTTCATGTTCGCCGGCTGGGCCACGCAGGGCTTCAAGCAGCCGTGGATCACCGTGCAGACGTTCACGCTCGCCCTCAACCAGATCAACGTGCTGCTCGCCGCGCCGGCCATCGACGTCTTCCACGCCTACCTCACGCGCACGGGCTACGACACGGAGATGTATCCGATTGGCCGCAGCGACTACGAGGCCATCCCCAACAAGACGCAGACCGGGCGCCCGACCATGTACTTCGTCGACTACTCGGCGGAGAACAACAACGGCGCGCCCACGGTCAAAATCTGGCAGGCGAGCCAGAACAGCACGGACGTCCTCAACGTCAGCTGCTTCAACCGGTATCAGGATTCGGGGCAGGCCAATCAGGGACTGTTCATCCCCTACGTGTGGTATGAGGCCTGCGCATCGGGGTTGGCGGCCGCGCTTGCGGTAAAATGGAAGCCGGAGAAGCTGGGGGTTCTCGCCCCCCTCGCCGCGTCAGCTTTCAAGACGGCGCAAGAGTCCACCCGCGAGAAGGGCTCGACGCGCGTGCGCGTAAGGATGGGGCGATGATGAATCTGTACATTCCGTTCGAGCACATGGGCGTGATGCAGCATTCCGGCGGTAGCAACTGCACGGGGTGCGGTGACTGTCGCGCCGAGCCGGCGCCCGAGATCGAGCTGCTGCCCATTGACGTGCTCGAGGCGCGCATCCGAGCCGAGAAGTCCATTGCCGCCGACACGCCGGTGCCGCCGGACGCTCCGGGTTCTTGGGGCGGAGATGGCGTCGTGGTTTGCTGCACCTGCAGCCCCTTCGGCCCCACGGCCGCGAGCGGACACATGCAGAGCTGTCCGCTTTACACAAAGCCGGCTGTGTATCAGGTGCTTACCACAACGGCGCCCTTCACCACGTGCACCGCGCTCGTCAACGACACCATCGTCTGCGGGAGGCCGATATGAAGCGCCTCGCCGTCGCCACGCTCGTATTGACAGCCGCGCTCGCGTTCTGCGCCGTCGCGGCGCGCGCCGCCGAACATCAGGCGACCGCCGTGCTCACGGCGCCAGTGCACGAGCCCACGAGCTTCGAGACCATGAACGAGGCCGCGGTGTACGCGCTCAAGCTGGCGTACAGCCTCAGCCACTACTACGAGATCGGCGGCGTCATCACCATGCTCGACGGCAAGTATCTGATCGGCTATCCGACCACGGACTTCAGCGGGGTCAGCGTCGACCTCAACGCCGTGCTGGATCCCGGCCACTACAAGGGCGTGATCGTGGCCAACTACCACACGCACCCGTGCAACTCGAACACGCGCGAGCCCGCGGTGTTCAGCCCCGAGGATCTCCACGAGGACCGCGCGTTTCGCTACCCGGGCTACATGGCGGACTTCTGCACGGGCGACGTCCACCTCTACCAGCCCGGAGTCGACAAGCTGCCAGCTGACGCCGGTAGGGAAGGCTGGCTCGGGACCGTCATCGGCCATTTCCCGGTAGACGGCCTCGTGCTCGACAGCCCGGCCATGCTCGACCTGCTCTGATCGATTACTTTCGCACCAGAACGATTACAAATGCCCTACGCCAAGCCCAAACAGACCATCGCCATCTGCAACCGCTCCGGTGCGAAGATGCTTCGCAAGGACATGGTTGAAGACGGCTACCTGCGCGGGCTGCTCGTGCACCCGGACTGGTACGACCCGCCGCACCCGCAGGAGGGCAAGTGGGATCCCGAGGAGGGCATCGCCATCTGGAAGCCGGCGCCCGACCTCATGCCGACGCCGCCCTCGCCTGTTGCGGCCGGCAACCGCGTGGGCGCGAATGCCACGATCACGTGGACGCAGGTAGATCCGCCGGGGTCGACGGTGAAGCGCTGGGAGGTATGGCGCAACATCAACAACGGGCTGGGCTTCCTCAAGCTCGGCACGGCACTGCCCATCTACCCGCAGGGGTTCTTTGTGCAGGGCGCCGACCAGATCAAGGGCGACAGCGCCGCCGTGACCGGGCTCACGTTCACGGACACGGGCTCGGCCGCCGGCTACAAGTACTACGTCATCGCCGTCACCTACGACACCAGCATCGAGAACACTGACGGCTTGGCGAGCGCACCCTCGAACACGGTGACAGTGTCATGACGCAGATCGCATGGACGTACAACACGCTGACGTCGGCGCTCCAGATTTGGCTCGACGACACCGACCCCGACTGGGTAGCCGCGTTCACGCCGCCAAGCGGCGCGCCGGGCACGGCGATCACGGCCATCAATCTCCTGATCCAGCTCGGCGAGCAGAAGATCGTCGACGACTTCGATCTGACCATCTTCGACGTATTGACGACCGTACCGCTCACCTTCCCGTTGGCGACCGGCCTCGTCGGCCGCCCCGCGGGACTGCTCGTGACCGACGACCTCGGCTATCAGGTGCCTTCTGGCCCGAGCGCGGGCAAGTACGCGTACATCGAGCGCCGCGACTACAGCTGGCTGCAGGACTACCGCGACCCCGCGGTAACTGGTCCGCCGAAGTACTACGCCGAAGCCGACTCCAATAACTGGCTGATCGGGCCCTCGCCGGATCAGGCGTACACGCTAGTCACCTACGGCCCCAATGCCGCGCAGAGCCTGCTCGACGTCGGCCCCACGGTGTCGACGTGGCTGTCGCAGAACCTCTCGCAGCTCATGATCCACGCCTGCCTCATGGAGGCCGCGCGCTTCCTCAAGAACAACGGCAAGCTCCAAGAGGAGCAGGCCGCGTACAACGAGAAGGTTGGGCCCATGAAACTGCGTCTCCGCGCGCTCCGCCGCAACACTGTGGAGAGCCCGCGATTGGTCTCGCAGCAGATGCCCGAGGGCCAGCTGCCAGCGTCCCGGGAGGGGTCGCAGCAGTAGTGCTACACTGAATAGATTGCCGACTAGATCCGTGTGGCCGCAACCACGCGGATTGCAACGAAAAGAGTGGCTGAAGCCACCCGGGATGACTAGATGCCGAGTTCATATGGTGCGCTGCTACGCCTGACGCTTCAGGCTGACGGCGAAAACACGAGCACGTGGGGTGACATCGTTAACGCGGTGTTCAACCTCATTGAGTCCGCTGTGGCCGGCGCCACCACGATTGCCGTGACCACGGGCACGACGACGCTGACCACGAACAACGGCGCCGCGGATCAGGCTCGCAACGCCATCCTCATCATCACCGGCGCGCTGAGCGGCAACGTCACCATCGTCGTCCCCAACCTCAGCAAACCCTACATCGTCTACAACAACACGTCGGGCGCCTTCACCGTCACCATAGCGACAGCGGCTCCGGTGGCGAGCGCGGTCATCACACAGGGCACGTCCCAGCTCGTGTTCTGCGACGGCGCAAACAACGTCTTCGTGCCCGTGGCCAATGCCACCTCCCTTGGCGGTGTCGCGGCCGCGAACTACGCGCGTAAGGACGCCGGGCAGAGCAACCTCTTCGCCGCCCGCAACGCCGAGACCTTCCAGAACGTCGCCTATGCCGCGACGATCACGCTCGACGCCTCGACGGGCAACAGCTTCGGCACGACGATCACGGGCGCGACGACGCTGGCGTCTCCGACCAACCCCGCCGACGGCCAGACCATCTGCTGGTTCCTGACGCAGGACGCCACGGGCGGGCGCACAGTTGGCTTCGGCGCCGCGTGGCTGTTCCCCAACGGCCTGCCCTCGGCTGTCGACCTGACGCCGAACGCGACGACGGTGCTGCTGGCCAAGTACAACGGCACCCTCGCCAAGTGGGTGGTCTACTCCGTGTTCACTGGCTTCAACGGCACCGCGGTCACTGGCAACATCACCATCAGCCAGAACACGCAGAACGTGAGCGTGTTCCGTCTCGCCGGCAGCCCCGGCGTAGCGGTCAACCTCACGGTCACCGTGGCGCCGGGCGTGCTCGTCACGGCCACGGACCCGCAGGCCTACGCCATGGACTTCTCGGGCTTCGTCGCTGGCTCCGTGATCACGCTGACGAACAACGGCTACATCATCGGCCGCGGTGGCAACGGCGGACAGGGCGGCGCGCAGGGCAAGGGCGGCAGCTCGAGCACGAGCCTGACTCAGGGCGCGCGCGGTCGCACCGGCGGCACGGCCATCAACGGGCCGGGCGCGGGATCCACGCTCAACATTACGAACAGCAACGGCTTCATCTGGGGCGGTGGCGGTGGTGGCGGCGGTGGTGGCACCAGCGCCCCGGGTAGCGGCGGCGACAGCAACGGCGGTGGCGGAGGTGGCGGAGCCGGTGGCAGCCTCGGCGGCGACGGCGGCAACTCCGGCGTGGCCAACGGCAACAATCAGGCGCCGAACGGCGGCGACGGCACGTGGCTGACCTCTGGCGCGAACGGCGCTGGCGCGGTGGGCGCGGGCAGCACCATCGGCCAGACTGGAGGCAACGGCGGCGACTGGGGCGCGGCTGGCACAGCCGGCACCAACGGCGGCAACAGTGTCGGCGGCTCAGCGGGAGCAGCGGGCAAGGCCGTGAACAAGAACGGCGCCACGGTCAACTTCCTGAGCGGCGGCACGGCGCCGAACGTGAAGGGCGCGGTATCGTGAGCGCGGAGGAGTGGCGGCGCGAGTGCATCTACGCGCACACGCAGAGCTGCTATCAGCGCTACCCCGGGTACGTCAATGTCTCGCGCTGCGTCAACGGTGACTACGAGATCACGGTGCGTAGCGCCGAGAGCGTGGGCACCGGGCAGCTGCGGGTGTCGAAGGCAAGATTTCTCGAGTTGGTGGAGGCGCTCGCGACGGAAGCTCACAGCGCCAAGAAGTAAAGCAAAGCTCTCGTCCCTTTAAGAGCGCAGGCGCATGTTAAAGCTCCCCTATAAAGTCACGCAGGTCGAAGACGATGCCATCAGCCTCCAGCTGTCGCCGGGGCTCATGTCCATTGTCAGCGACCGCGACGCCAAGGGACGGTGGAAAGACGGCAATCTCGTGCGCTTCACCCCCAGCTCCGGGCTGCCGGCGAAGATGGGCGGGTGGACGCAGATCATCCCAACCAACCTCGCGGGCGGCAACTTCACAGGCGCAGGACGCACGCTTCACGAGTGGCAGAGCCTCGACCGCCAGCTGTGGGCGGCCATCGGCACGAACTGCAAGCTCTACATCTACAATCAGGGCTCGGTCTACGACATCACGCCGAGCCGGCGCTTCGCGACGCTGACGAACCCGTTCTCGACGCAGAACGGCTCGCCCACGGTCATCGTCACCGACGCCAACCACGGCGCCAACCCCGGCGATCACGTCCAGTTCTCGGGCTTCTCGCCCGTGGGCGGACTCACGATCTCGGGCGAGTACAACGTCGTGTCGACGACGCTAAATACGTACACGATCACCGCGGCCAGCAACGCCTCGTCGACGACCACTGGCGGCGGCACTGGCAGCGTCAACTACGACATCAGCTGCATGAGCGTGGGCGCGGCGCCTCAGTTCGGCTGGGGCGCAGGGGCTTGGGGCACAGCGCGCCTCGCCGCCAACCTCACGGGCTCGATCTCCGCGACTACGCTCACGGTCACCGCCATCGCCAACGGCGTCATCGGCAGCAACGGCACCAACACCTTGGGCGGCGTCGGCGTCACCGCTGGCACGGTCATCACCGCGCAGCTCACCGGCCCCACGGGCGGCATCGGCACGTACACCGTCAATAACAGCCAGACCGTAGCCAGCGAGGCCATGACGCTGACGCAGGGATGGTCTGAGCCCTCGAGCAGCTCCAACATATTCAGCGACGTCGGCTTCTGGAGTCTGGGCAACTGGGGCGAGGATCTCATCGCGAGCCCGCGCGGCGGCGGCATCTACGTGTGGAAGAAGTCGGGCGGCCCCTTCTCCAAGGCCACGCTGATACCCGGCGCTCCGCTATTCAACAACCTTGTCATCGTCGCCCAAGACCAGCGGCAGATCATCTCTTTAGGCAGCTCGAACATAGACTCGACGGGCACGATCCTCAACGGCACGCTCGACCCCTCGATCATCCGCTGGTGCACGCCCGAGGACTACACGACGTGGATAGCGAGCCTGACGAACGCCGCCGGCAGCATTCGCCTCACCTCAGGGTCCGGCATCGTCACGGCGGGGGCGACGCGCGGCGGCTACTTCGTCAACACGACGACGACCGCCCACCTCATGTACGCGACCGGCGACACCAACGTCTACGCGACGACGCCGCTCGGCAAGACCACGCGGCCGTGCTCGCCGCTGGCGCAGGCCGACTACAACGGCGTCACGTACATCATGTGTCAGGACAACTTCATGATCTACGACGGTGTGCTCCGCGTGCTGCCGTGTGAGGTCTGGAACCGCGTCTTTGGCCCGGTGAGCGCGCAGCAGACGTACCAGCCCATCAATCAGGCGCAGTTCGCCAAGGTGATCTGCCACATCAAT